TAAGCATTTCCTTTGAGTAGCCCTTTTCAAGGAATGGAGTCAAAGCCTCCGCAAAAGCCTTCCTCCTTTCCGCTAAAGTCTTGCCCTTTCCCGGCTTGACAACCTTATATCCCAAGCTTGTCAAATAGGCAATACATTGCCTCGTCCTTTCGTCTTCTTCCATAATCTTATATTATTTACAGCTTCTTTAGATTGTACCCAGTCACCGTATTAAACCACCGACCGTTCCATTCTCTTGCGTCAATGCTTATGTCGCATCCCACAGCGTCACCATTGTCAAGTTGGTTCACAACGTCTACTTGTGCACCTCTAAACGCCACTACTATAGTCTTCGGATATTGCAAACTCGTCACATACCCTATCGCCACCTCACATTCTCTCCACTCTTTGCCCGACTGACTTATGCCGCTCTTCTCGGGCAGAATCTTTATTATTGGACCTTCAATATGTATCATCTTAATTCCTAATTTATTAATTCCTCATCGCCAAAGGCGACAATTTAACATTCAACACTCCAAATTCAACATTCCCTACACCCATCCTGCTCCTCCGCTCTCCAGCTCTGCCTTTGCTAACCTCATTCCCCTTTGGTCGTCCTTGCTCGGTATCACCACTTCGCTCATCGACGCGTAGTCCAGGAAATTTCTAATCACGCTCGACATTTCCGCTGTAGTCAGATAACACAACTTTTTCGGCTTCTTGCTATCCTCCGCGAGAAAGACATGTGGGCATACGTCCTGCTGTATCGTTCTCAACACACTATAGAAACTCTCGCCCTGCTTGTACCCGAAGTAACTGATGATGAAGCGAAGATAAGCCATCTGCTTGTCAGTAGCCACCTCTCTGTGCTTCACTATGTCTATCGCATACCCACAGTCGCGAGCCTTGTCTATCTCTCTCATGGCAGCCATGTACTGCCTTGGGTCGTTCAGTTTCTCGAAAGTCGCCATACCCCCTTACCCCCTTTCCAATTTATTTCATTCTTAATGCGTAAAAATGATGCCATCATAACTTGTCCATTCTTCAAGCAACTTCCTCCAAAGTTCTCTTTTGACTTCGTTTAAGCATTTCTGCTTCCACTTTGTGTAGCGTCCTTTTACAACAAATTCGCTATAAGGGATTACCAACAATCCTCTTGGCGTATGTTGCACATGACGCTCAACGTACTTCGCTGCCTTCTTTATCTTCCTCGGTACTCTCATTGCTGAAATTTCTTTTAGTCCACTCCATTATTTCCTCGAAACTTTGTTCTCCGCTCTGAAGTTGCTTGATAAAATCTCGTAGCATACCTATTGCGTTGAAACGCGTTTGTGTCACATAAGCCGTTTCCCATTCTTTGTTTGCGTAGTTAACAATTATTGTCAGCAACTCAAGTATACGTTTATCACCACTATTCCGCACAAGTTCGTTATAGTCCTTAACGGATATTGTTACCATTGGTTCCATAATTCCTATTTTTAAAGTTCATCAAATTCTTTTTGCAAACGCTTCTCTGTCTCCACTAATAAATCAAGGAGTTTATTTTTAAACTCCCCGTCGAGTTCTAAAAGTAAATCAATGCCCTTATATGCCACTTCGTTTGATGCCCCTGTAATAAATAGAGAAGTAGTGCTTTTACAAGCATCTATACACCTACTCTTAATGATAGCTTTTTGATATACTTCTACTTTCATATTCTTTGTTGTTTTACATTAATACAATTTCCAATCCCTTCTTCGCCACCCATGTCGGCACACCAGTCTGTCCCGCCACCGTCAGCTCAGCGTGTTTCTTGTCCAGATGTCTCTCGCTCGCATGAATCAGCGTTATAGTCCTCGCTGTTTTCCCTGCATCGCACATCTTCAAGTACTCCACACAATGCTTTAAGCTCATATGACTCAGCCTTACTCTGTCTGCCATCGACTGTATTGTCTTGCCAGTTCGCACGGATTCATCAAGCACCTCGTCCTGATAGTTAGCCTCAATGAGATAATGCGACACTCCCTTCACCACTTGGTGTAAGTTCCAACAGTCCGTCGCAAACTCAATGACTCCGCATTTACCATGAATAAGATAAGCGAAGCAATCCACATCATGCTCAACAGCCAATGGCGTTACTGAGAAATTACCTAAATGATAAGTTTTCCCATGCTCCACAGCCGTCACTCCAAATTTATTTTTCTCCTTCAACGAAGCCGTCGATAGCACCTCAATCCCTACGCGAGTAAAATCACGCACATATTTCGCATGGTCTCCTTATCCGTGCTCGTGGCTGATTAACATGCCACGAGCACGACTTATTTTAAGGTGTCCCACTTCTTGATAGTCTCTCAAACGACAACCTGCCTCAATTAAAAGTTGGTCGCCATCATCATCTTCCAGCAAATATCCATTGCCTCTACTCCCACTATTGATCACGATTAATTTCATATCTTAGATTAATTTTGTCTTGTTCTTTTTTTAAGCATCCGCAAGAGAGAACTCTTCCTAAATGATCTTTTCTTATTTCTTTTATCATACCACAATCGCATTTGCATAACCAGTAAGAGTGCCTTTTGTAAAAGCGTGAGAAATTAAGTGCTATCAAGCGTCCATAGCGTTTCCCCGTAATATCGTTATCGCGTATACTTTTCACAGGTGTATTTATTGCCTCTTCAAAAGATATGTGTTTTTTCAATATTCTATCTTTTATGGCTCCATAATGATTATAGACATCATATTTTCTACACATATCACTTAAACACATTGTCTCACCTCTATACGAGACAGCAATATTCATGGTGCGATTTTTGCTCTGTTGACTTTGAGGTATCCACTTGCAGTTTTCGGGACAATAATTACCATCATTGTCAATGCGCTCTATTGACATTCCTTCTTCATAGCCATTACTTAATGCCCATTTTTTGAAGGATTGGTATTCGTGCAGCCAACAATCAGCTACACGAATACCGCGTCCACCATATCTATGATAACGAGGATTATTTTTATTCAAACATCGCATTTTCATGCAAGTCCAAATATTGTATAATCTCTCATTTCTTACATTACTCATGACTCAAACGGATTTTTATTTTCGTCGTCCTCGCTTCCGTCAGGCACTTCTCCTGGAATTACGTTCTGAGGTCCACCCTCATTCAGCACCTCTCCCGTTTGTTCATCAATCGGAATGATTTCCCTTGCCTCAGAGAACTCTTCGTCCCGAACTTGTTGCACGTTTGGCGCTTTTTCATCCTCAGACAAGGCTCCCATCATTTCTATTGACAGATAGCCATACTTTGAAAGCAGTCTTCGCAGCACAGTCTTGATGCCCATGCTAAGGAAATCGCCTTCCCAACCTACTTTTCCCGTCGGTCCATTCTGTGCCTGTCCGTTCGCAAGGTCGCAAAGATTGTCCACTGTAGGTATAGGGTCTTCCTTCGTTGCCTTGCGCTTGAACGATGGAGAATACTTTAACGCATACGCAGCCATTTCCGCAAGCGACATATATAAGGTCTTCGAGAATCCGTTTACTGTCTCGAAATGAGCGAAGAATCCTTCTATTCTGTCACTTGTCTTTTCTCCCGAGAGGTCAATGCTTCCCGACAACTTGTCCTTTCCGCGAAGCTCACCCTCATATACCACATCGGCATTGATGTTGCGGTATTGCCCGGTGCGCATTGCCATCTGAATGTAGCCACGGTAGCCGATGGTTAGGGTTGGTGTTGGCACCGACCTGCGAGCCTCCTTGTCCCAATTATTGAAAACCATCAGATAAGCATATCCCAACTGCTTGTTGAGTGGCAACTTCAATGTTGCTGCCTTGATTGCCTCCTGCACTACTTTGTTCACGTCGCAACCCTGCAATTTCTTGTCATTGGTAAAGATTTCAACCAATGAAGTGGCAAATGTACCAGAGTTTGCTCCAAGCACGCTTTTCAGTTGGTTCTGTACATAGCTGCCGTTAACCTTATTGTTGAAGGTTACTATTGCTTGCTGTTGAGCTGTCATTTGTGGCTGCTTCGCCACCGCTGTCATTGTCTGTGTCATTTTGATATGTATTTTATCAGTTCTTCTTTTGTCTTAAACACATGTTCCTCCTTTACCGGGGCAAACATGCAAAATCTATATTGCACGTATGGTTTTGAGTTCCCGAGCACCTGCACGTCCACTCCAGTCACCTTGCAGCATTGCGCCCGATACCCGTCCAGGAACCAAACCATATCGCCTATATTATGCTTCGTCTTTATCGTCATGATGCTCGATGATAATGTTTTCGTCCTCCGTCACGGTCAACCTTATCTGCTGTCCACCAGCATAAAGCGGCTCAAGCACAGTCTCCGCATTGTCGATAACGCAAGGCACGTCAACCTCATAGTATCTCTTAAGCGCGTCAATGATGTCGAGTCCTGCATTAATCTTTGCAGCCGAGTTCAAGTCAGAGTAGGGCACACCGTCCACCGAGCACTCACACCAAGGTTTTTCCGTTCCGTCAAGCTGACGCCGGAACATCGACCATTTCACCAACCCGAAGTGTTTGTTCACATTCTCCTCCAACACTTTGCAGGCCTTATGTTGATAGTCGTTGGCTGCTTTCAGCTTCTCGTCGTAGTCGTCGAGCTGTTCCTGCAAAGCCTTGCGTCCCTTCTTTATGCCCTCAATCTGCTTCGCCACCTTGTCGTATTGTTCCTTCACGGCAAGCTGCTTCAGCAGGTTCTCCCTCTCTTTAGAGGCTTCAACCAGAATCTTCCGAAACTCTTCTATCATTGCAGTACCCTCGTCATCCACAGCAGGAGCGTTCATTTCAACCTCCAATGCCTTAATCTGCTCGCATACTTCGGCATACTCGGGCTTCTGTGCCAACAAATCCTCAGCCGAAGTAATCTTCTTTTCCGCATCGGCGTTATGCTTCTTCAGAGCCTCGCTTTTTTCATACAAATCCTTCTTGACGTCCTCCAACAGAGCTTTAATCTTAGCAAGTTCTTCTTTATATTCCTCGATAAGTTCCTTTGTTTGATTTTCTCCGTCCTTTATTCTGCCATACTCTTCTTTGAGCTTCTTGTAGTCAGCAGCCTTGGCGGCATTGAATCTTTCGAGTGATTCTTCTTTCATTTTCTCCACCTTGTCCATTGGCAAAGCCTGTCCGCAAGTGGGGCAATACGATAATTTGTCGTCCCATTCCCACGTTCTTGCCGATACAGCCTTCCATCTTGCTGATCCGTCCTTCTTTTGGGATTCCAAAGACTTCAAATCCTCCTTAAGGAGGGCTATGCTATCCATAAACGAAGTTCTCTTTGATTCAAGTCTTCTCTCTTTTGATTTTGTCTCGATGATTTCCACCTCCAACTTGCTTTTCGCATTTGTGTATTCATCCAAAATCTCGATTGACTGTTTGCGTGCCCCTTCACACATGTTTTTCAACCGCTTCTGCAGGAAGTTCATTTTGTGGCTAAGGGACTCATTCACCACACGAATGCCACCGCCATTTTCTATGAGCGAAATCTTTTGGAGGTTGTCTTTGATGATACCGTCCTTTTCTTCCATCTGCTTCTCAATCTCTTCCCAATTCTCCGCTTCCGGCAGCACCTTGTCGAGTTCACTAAGTCTCACGGGCACATCATCCAGTTTCTTCTGCACCTCCCTACGCATGTAGTAAAGGTGTTGAAACACCTTGTCGAAGTCATTCTTCTCAAGCAGCTTCTTTATCGGGTCAAACCGCTTCTCACCGCCCATTATCTCCTCCACACTTGGCTCGCCAAACATTTCAATAAGCATCTTTCTCTGCTCGCTCCATTCCATCTGAACGAAAACGTTTGGTGAGGAACAAAGTCTGAACACCTTTTCCGGGCAAATCTCGCTTACCACTTTCTTAAAGTCGCCAGCTGTCTCCACCTCGTCGTCCACCTTGTATGTATAGGTATTCGTCACGCTGCCATCCCTGCTTCTGCTCTCTTTGAGTATTCGGGTCAGCTTCACGCTTTTGACGCTTCCCTGTCCACCGTCTGGAGAAATTACCACGTTGTTTATGCTCAGCACAATCTCCACTGAATGCTCAACATCGGGAATCTCATTGCCATTCTCGTCCTTAGTCTTCACACCAAACTTGGTGTCTCCTGCCTGGTTTGTGCCGAACAGCACCCAACAGATAGCGTCAGCAATCGTTGTCTTGCCCACACCGTTGCGTCCTTTCACCACGTTCACAAGGTCTCCAAACTCGTATTCAGCGTTCCTCACTCCCTTGAAGTTCCTCAAGCTCAGCGAGTTGATTTTTATGTATTCCATATTTTTATTGTTTTGAATCCTTCAAATAGATTGTCACTCCGTTCAGCGTCTTGAAGTAGTTAATCTCGCCATCTTCCAACAGCTTGTTCAGCAACTTCCTCAAGTCTTCCTGCACGGCATTTTTCAGTTTCACGAAGTCCACGCCCATCGGTCTCTTCGAATCGTCGGACATCAACTCTCGTATCTTTTCCAATACATATTCCTTCTCCATTGTCATTTGGTTTAATAATAGTGGGAGTAAAGGGAATCGAACCCTTACATCGGTATCCTGTCTTACATCTGCACTACCCAAGCAGCAGCCACACTCCCGATTCCTGTAAAAAACTGCCTATGCTCACGCACCAGCAGGAAAAATTATATATAAACTGTAGCCGCTGCTACCCATTATTTACAAAATAACTAAAAACTAATGATACAAAATTCCATTCATTCCATTCGTGCCTCGCGACCCTTACACCTTGTCGCGCCACACTTCGTAATTCTTCTCCTTTTTCAGTCGTTCTGTCTCCTTGCTGTAGTACTCAATGAGTTGCTCCAGCTCCCAGTTCGACCATTTCTTGCTCTGATTGTGCTTCACCCTCAGCAGTTCGTACCTCTGAGGGCCAAGCCTCTTCTCAAAGTATTTGCTCAGTTCTAACAGATGTGAGCTGTTCATGCGGTTGTCGTATGCACATTCCATCACCATGTTGTCCGGGTCATATCTCGTGCTCATGTGAGCGCGTCCCCACAAGTGGGAGCAGTCGCCCTTGGAGAAGGGGAGTATTCTTCCGCACGTCGGACATCTGAAATATCCAATCTTGTCAACATCGCGAAGCCTTATATACAGGCTCATTACTCTGTCAAGCTTGTCCTTAAGCGACTTTGTGCTTCTCCATTTCCCCGTCCTTGCGGGCTTGCCCCAAGTCTCCTTCTTGTCTTTGTCTTGTTTCTTCTTCCAGAACATATCCTTAGTATATTTCCTCCTTCCGACCCATGTCAGCGGAGCGTTGTTTAATCTTTAAGTTAAGGCAGTGAATCCGCCTCATACGCCACTCAAACAGTCTCAGCGAACACTCCCCGTCACTCATGAGTAGCCTGTACATTTCGTCAACCCTATCTTGATAGGTCTGTGTCGTGAAAAGTTGCAGCATAGCGTTGATTTTTAAGTTTTCTGTAAAAAACTGCCTATGCTCACGCACCAGCAGCGTAACCCTATGGTTAATGCGGACGCTTCCGCATAATACAAATTGCTTTAATATCTGATAGTCAGCTTTCTCTATTCTTCTTCGAACATCGGTAATCTGACCTTCTTCCCCCCTAAAGAGTCCAAGGCCATTTTGCGTATGTTCTGTGCCACACTCGACTGTGAGCGGTAGGCGAGCGCATTGTATACGGCTGTTCTTTTGTAGCCGAAACGTGCCATCAGCACAGAAATTTGTTCCTTTGGCACAATTATTTTCGTTTTATTTACTAACTTTGCCATATTATTTGTATATTTGCATAATAAATCCGTTTATGTAACGGTTGTGAACCGTTTTACAGATGCAAATGTACGAAAACATAGTCATGTGACCAAGTAAACGTATCAAAAACATACGTTTATTTAACTAATTTTACATACGAAAACATTCATAAACATTTCATAGCTATGACAACCATTATTGAACGCCTCGAAGCCATACGCCAACATTACAACATCTCGGCTCGTGGTCTTGCTGACAAATTCGCTCTAAGGCCTGCAACAGTCATAAACTATTGCAATGGCACTCAGCCTCCCAAATTGGATTTTATCGAGAAGATACTGTGTCTCTTCCCCGAAATCTCAGCCGAATGGCTTATCCGCGGCAAAGAACCCATGTTCGTCACCGACCATCCCGACGTCTCCGAGCTTAAGAAGAAGTACGAGACAGAGCTGCTCGTCAAGGAAGGCATCATCAAGGAACTGCGCTCCATTATCTTGGAGAAGAACCAGAACAAGCAGTCTCCCGACCGTCAGCAACTTGTAGGGTAGTACCACTATATCCTTGGATAAAGCAGGAAGAGTAGAAACAAAAAAGGCAGCTGTCCTCACGGATGGCTGCCTTTCTAAAAAACATTCAAAACTAATTCACAAATAAAAATATTATATTACCATTCCTATAACCATGAGTGCATATCACGTTTTATGCCCATCTCTATATGAGACGACAGCTGCAATGTGTTCCTTTTTTTTTATTACCTACTTATATATAAGCGGAAACACGATTTGCAAAGGCCTGCATAGTTCCTTAATGCCCATAAGGTTTGTTTCATAGATGTTTGGAGTTCCTTTCGGAAGATGGGCACCTGTTGTCAACGTTAAGACAGCGCAGGATTTCCAAACATAAATATAAACTACCAGACAGAGCGGTTTTATATATCGGATGGTAATAGTCCGAAGAGGACCGCACGGATTTAACCTCTATGTCTGGATAGGGAAAAAAGAAGTCCCTATCCGCCGTTCGTGTCGCGCTTCGAACTTTGGATAGGGACTCATAGTATATAGAGAGTATACTTTTCCTTCTGTTTGTATCGTTATCAGTGCGCGACTACTAATAAGCGATGCAAAGATACGTTTTCTTGGTCAACTGACCAAATTCTTTTCACTTTCGTTAACCGTCTAAAAAATGTTAAACCGTAAACTATTTTATAAAATGGTTTACGTGTTACCAAAAAATTACCTACCTTTGCATCTAATAAGTAAAGAAAGCTGACAATCAGATAGTTACCATATTCTATAGGTGACCCCATGCGGATCACTTTTTAACGAATTGCTTCAAATTTGATTGTATCGCTAATAGCTTCTTTACCAAGCTGTTAGCGATATTTTGCTTTGTGTAAGTTGCTGTCAGTAAATAAGTTATAACGTGAACTCGTTCACAAACCAGTTTACTTCGCAACGCTCGGGTACACCAGTATTTATCGGCTTTCTCGCGCATTTGGACGCTTGTTTTGATTGAAATGTATTACCAATGTATTACCAACCGTCAAAAAGTGTATTACCAAATGCGTGTTTGTTTCCCCGAAACATCGTGAACATTTTAAAATTTATGCGCATTATGGCAATTTTGAGATTTAACATTGTTTATGACAGAAAGCACGCCGCACAGAGCGGAAAGCAAGGCTCTGTTGAAATTCGCTTTAGTATGAACCGCAAGCAGAAATACTTTGCCACTGGCATTAAGGTGTCTGCCGACGAATGGGATAGCCGTGAGTGTAAGATTATTCGCCATCCCGACCGAAAAGAGCTGAATCAACGTCTGACAGCTATCAGAGTCAAGGCTAACAAAATCGTAAACAAAGCCTACGATGAAGAAGATAGCTTTGACTTCAATTTGCTCACACGTATGTTCCAAGGTGAATCGACTGGCAAGGTGATAGACTTCCCTACCTATTGCGAGCAGCGCACAGCTGCGCGTCGTGTGTCTGAAAGCACAAAGACCCGCTACCGTGTCTTTACTCGCTTCCTTCGTTCCTGGGGCAAAATAGTCTCCTTCGCCGACCTTACCGTCGCCAACGTTCGTGCGATGGACGAATACTTGCATACTCGCGAGATTGGACAGGCTACCATCTACAACTACCACAAGTATCTGAAGCTTTTCATCAACGACGCTGTCATTGACAACCTTGTGCAGGACAATCCGTATCGTCGTCTTAGTTTTAAAATACCTCGAGGCGACAAGCAGTACGTTGACTGCCTCACCATCGAGCAGTTCGAGTCTATCCGATCCCTCACCGTCGCCACTCCTCACCTCGTCAAGGCGCGTGACCTCTTCCTCTTCCAGTGTTACACAGGACTCGCCTATTCCGACCTCATGGCATTTGATTTCAACGAATGCGACCTGATTGACGGTAAATACTTCTACCACGACCGCCGAGTCAAGACAGATGTTGACTTTGTTCTCCAACTCCTCCCCCAAGCAGTGGAGATACTAAAGAAGTACAACAACCGTCTTCCCAAAATCACCAACCAAAAGTACAATGACTTTCTCAAGGTCATAGGCTCAATGGTTGGTGTCGAGAATCTTCACAGCCACATGGGACGTGCCACAGCAGCCACCATGTTCCTCTCAAAGGGTATGCCTATAAATGTAGTCTCGAAGGTACTTGGTCATGCTAATCTTCGTCAGACACAGCGTTACGCACGCACACTCAGCCGTGACGTTCGTTCTGCTTTCGATGCTATTGAGGATAAAATCTGATAGGGCAGGGTAGCGGCTTCAATGTCGCTACCTATTTTTATTTTTTTTGCGACGGACGAAACACCGTAAAACCTATCTCCTTATACATTAAATTTGCGCAAAAATGAATTGTTATGATAGATATAAGGAGTGTTTTATACGCGATTGCCGGGGCGTTCTTGGCCCTTCTCAGTCCAATTCAGGATTTCATGTTCGCAATGCTTATCCTGTTTGTAGTTAATTTTTTCTTCGGCTTGCTCGCTGATATAAAAAATGGTGAGGATTGGTCGTGGCGCAAGGCAGGCATGTGCTTGGTCTATTGCTTCATCTTCTTTGCCACGGCAGCGTCCATGTTTATCATCGGTCACTTCATGCACTCCGAAGAGCAAGCCCTTGCTTGTGTCAAATACGTTTGCTTTATAGCAATCGGTGTTTTCGGTACCAACATTTTGCGCAACTGGCGAAGCCTCTGCACACCTGGCTCCTCATGGTACAAGCTTGTATCTGTGTTATATTACATTCTCACCATTAAGTTTGTTGAGAATTTTAAGTTTTTCAAGAATCCCGAACAAATCGAGGAGGAAGCAAAATGAAAATAACCAAGCAGCAATTATTGCAGATTTGTCCTGTCGCCTCAGGCCGTATCGACAAATACATCAACTACATCAACGGCTATGCCGACACCTTCCATATCGACACACCGCTTCGTATGTGTCATTATCTCGCACAGATTCTTCATGAGTCTGCTGAGTTTAGGTATACGGTAGAGCAAGGCCCTACTCATTACTTCGACAAATACGATACTGGTAAGCTTGCGAAGGCCCTTGGCAACACCCCCCAAAAGGATGGTGATGGCTATAAATATCGCGGTCGTGGTCTTATTCAAATCACCGGGCGTGCCAACTATTCAGCCTACAACAGTTCCAAATACTGCAAAGGCGATGTGTTGACCAACCCCGAACTTCTCGAGAAACCTCTTGGCGCAGTCAAGTCTTCCATGTGGTTTTGGCTTACCCACAATCTCAATAAGCTTGCCGACAAGGACGACATCGTGAAAATCACCAAGACTATCAACGGTGGCACCAACGGTCTCGCCCAACGCAAGGCGTATCTCGAAAGAGCAAAAAAGGTTTTATTAAAACAGTAACAATATGGATTTAAGAGAACTTGACAAACTCGATTGTAATGTTAATATTTTGTGGACTTGGGTTTTTGCAATCTGTCTTGGCTTAATGATGTGCTGCTCCGCTTGCTCCACCTCTAAGCCCGTAGTCCTCGAACGCACCCTTCACGACACAGTACATGTCAACAACCTTCGCCTTGACAGCATCTACATGCACGATTCCATCTACTTCGAGTCCATCATCAAAGGCGATACCGTATACCGCACCAAAGAGATTACCCGTTGGCGCGACCGTGTTTCTATCAAGCGCGACACTATCTATGCTGTCCGTGAGAAAAGCGTCGATATTCCAGTTCCGCAAGAGCGGACTGTTCCGTTATGGTGTCGTATTATAAAGTATGTAGGTCTTTTGTTAGTTATGTTACCTGCCATATTTCTAATAAGCATGATATGGCTTTACCACCGTAAAATATAACCCTATGGGAGTTCTCTTAAAGTCTATCCGCAAGATTCTCGTCGAGCTTGTTGACCGTATTGACAGTGGCGAGTGTGCCACAACCGACGAGCAGGAGCGCATGTTTCTCGACCTCTGCACTATGATTGCCGACAAGGAACGCCGTGTTTCCAAATACGAGGCTTGTCGTTATCTCAATATGTCACGCGCCAAGTTCGACCGTTATGTTGCCGATGGACGCATCCCGCGCGGACGTAAGACTGCCGGATTCAAGGAACTCTCATGGAGTCTATCCGAACTTGATGGTTGTAAGATTAAATAATGTTTTTGAGTTGGATTAGTCTTTTTTTTGTTGTTTTTCATTTGTAATAGAACCGTTCTGTTGTGATAACAGGGCGGTTTTTCGTATGTATGAGTATCTTCTTCCTCATTTGAGCATTGTTAGGCTACTCTCTATATAACAAGTAAATTTGCATCAAGTCCCGACATTGGGGCGAAATTTAAATCTTACTATTATGTCTGAAACAAAAACTTACGTCTTCGGCAATGACGGACAGTGTGGTGGTGGCAGCATGATGAGCATGTTAGCTCCTCTTCTTCAACAGCGAGGTCTCGACCCTAACCTTCTGTTGGCAATGAATCGTGGTGGAGGCTTCGGTAACGGCGAAGGCTCTTGGTTCATTTGGCTCTTGTTTATCCTCTGCTTCTGCGGCTGGGGTGGTAACGGATTCGGCTTCGGAGGCAACGGTCGTGGAAACATTGCCAACGAAATCAACAACGACTACGGACGCTCTCTGCTCATGGACGCTATCGGTGGCAACCGCAACGCTCTGTCTAATCTCGCTACTCAGCTCAACTGTACCGAAGGACAGATTCAGTCGGCTATTTCGGCTCTCACCTCACAGGTCCAGTCTGTAGGCAACCAGGTGGGTATGTCGGGTATGCAGACTATCAACGCTCTACAGCAGGGCAATATGCAGATTGCTCAGCAGCTTGCTAACTGTTGCTGCGAGAATCGTCTTGCTACCTGCCAGCAGACCAACACTCTTCAGTCTGCCATCAACAACGTGGCAACCGGACAGGAGCGTGGCTTCGCTAACGTGGCTTACGAGACCCAACGTCAGACTTGCGACTTGCACAACGCCATCAAGGACAGCACGCAGACCATCGTCAATGGTCAGCAGCAGGCCGTCATGCGCGAAATGCAGAACAAGATTGATTCTCTCCGCGAAGAGAACTCTACCTACAAGTCGTCTGCAATGACATCACAGATTGTCGGTCAGGCTCTTGCTCCCGTCAACGCTGTTCTTGCAGGCTTGCAGAAGGAGGTCAGTGCAATCAAGTGTGCTCAGCCTAACACCGTGACAGTCCCTTATCAGCCGTTTGTTACTGTTCCTAACTGTGTTGCCGCTCAGTACGGTCTTTACGCCAACGCCAATGCCAACGGCTTTTGGGGTTAATGAGAAAGGAGGGTTCTATATGACAACTATTTGGAATTATCCCTTCTCATGGGTCAACCGTCGTGGTTCCGCTGCCGTAGCTTCCACTGCCGTAGCGGTCTCTGCTACAGCTGTCACGTTCTCCTTCCGCAACCATGCTTTTGCATCGGCCAACTATCGCGGAACGGTCTTTGTTAAGCTGGCTCAGGCTATCCCTGCAGCAACCACCGGCACGCTCCCTATTCTCTTCGAGACTAATGGAGCCACCCAAGCCGTCACTAAGTACAACGGTGCTCCTCTTACCGTCGCCGACCTTCCCGGTACTGGCGTCTACCAGTTCTGGTTCGAGCGCGACACTAACACCCTTCAGCTCATGACGGGTATTGTCTAACCTATTCTAAAAGAAAGGATTTCTTATGTTCAGCGGTTTGCGTACCAATAGTATTTTTTATGTGCTTGACAAGAGCAACGAGCCTACTTTGCAGATAGGGCAGGTTGTCTCTGTTTCCAATCCTCAGCCTAAGTTTCCCACTTATCAGCCCGGACAGTTCTCTCCTCAACCTATGGAGTCTGTTGTTGATGTGCGTGTGAAACTTCCCGATGGTGAAATGGATTTCAAACAGCTGCCTTCCAACGGTCAGATAGCCAACTCTGGCTCGCTTGTTGTCTCTGAGTCACGCGAGGCCATGTCTGCCGAGGTTGAGGCTATGCTTCGTCAGTCTCGTCAGATTCTTGACAGTGTTGATTATCATCGTTCTGTCGTCACCTCATGCGAGACCATGCTTTCCCAACTCAATCCTCAGATTGCCAAGGAGAAGGCGCAGGAGCAGAAAATCACCCAACTCGAGACCAAGATGTCTGGTATTGAAGGCACTCTCTCCAATATCCAGGGTATGCTTGCCCAGGCTCTCAAACCCAAAGCATAAGAAATTCTTTCTCTTAGAAACTTAAAACATTACGACTATGAATTATATTGTTGAAATCACCGATGATAAGTTCTCCGAACTCACAGAGAACGCCGAGAAGATGCTTCGCTATGGAGGCAAGGTCATGTCCTGTCTCGACTCTATCAAGCGTGAGCGGTTCAATGAGCGCAGTCCTATGCCCGACTATCGCAGCTCCGACTATCGTAACCGCGACCAATATCACCCCCGTCCCGATTATCGCGAACGTGAGGACTTCGCCGACAACCGCCGCCAACATGACCGTCGCGACTACGACAACGATTACTAATGTATAACCCGAGGAGAGTATAGCAATATGGAGTACAGTAATAATATATGTACACAAAAACATAGAACTACTCGTATTTATAGACCTACTACTCTCCTCAAAAAATATTTCACCACATGAAATCTCGTCAATCTCTGTCACAATACGACTACCGCCCTCCCGAAATGCTTGCCTATCTCCGTCACTACGGCTATCATTTCTCACGCCGTATGCACGACTTCGCTGTCTCTCGTATGCGTCGCGACAACAAGCCTATCACTCCTTGGACCAAGGAGAAGGTTGAGCAGGTTATCCACAAGTACGGCATAACTCTCGACAACGCCATTGCCTACGACCATGTTTATGTTCTCAACATGGCTCTTGCCGATTTCTACGGCTCTTCCATCACCGACGAGCGTGCTCTTGCTCTCTTTGTCAAGGATTATGTCGATGATGAAGACCAGCCCGACGGTTTTATCTTCAATCGTTTCTATGCCGATTGCGCCCTTTCCGGCACTCCAATCCCATGGGAAGACATATTAGACCCCTCATAGCCTATGCGCTCACAACAAATCCACCTCCATTCCTACGACTGGACGGTGCAGATATTCTACAATGTCCCTCCTTCAAGGGTCGATACCATCCGCAGACATCTTCAAGCTCTCGCCTGTCACTCGCGTCCTCTTGAAGATGCCTGCCTTCTTGTCTCTCAATCAACCCCCGACACCGCTTTCACCTATACCAACATTTCACTTCACCGCACCCTCATCGTTCTCTGTCCATCGTCGTCTCCCTCTCAGTTCCTCAACACCCTCACCCACGAGCTTCTTCACGCCACCACCCACATATCCAATTACTACAACATTCCACTTGGCACAGAAACACCATGCTATCTCATTGGCTCTCTCGCCCAAGCTTCTTATCCTATAGCTCGTTATTATTTATAAACTGGTTTACGTTTTTATGATATATTTTGGCTGTTTTACAGATATTTAGTAATTTTGCACGCGCATTAATAACTAATTACAATAAAGATGAAAGCAATTCTTCTTTCCTTAATGTTCCTCGCTTGCACTACAAGCGATGGAGTCTACATTTGTACGGGTCCACAATCCCGACGCTATCATAAATCCGCATCATGCAAAGGCTTGCGCAACTGTAGTCGTGAAATAAAAAAAGTCAGTCTCGAACAAGCAAAAAGTATGCACAAAACCCCATGTCACATTTGCTATAGGCACCATTGATAATAATGGTATTATGAAGGCGATACAATAAAAAAAGAAAAGATAGCTAAATTATTATTAATTCCTTGTACGCAAACTTGTTTATTCGCACAAGTTTGCGTATTTTTGTACCCGTAAACCTCATAAACCGTATCATTCGCATGACAAAACAGAACTACGATATTACCCGTATGCAGCGCGATGCTCTTCTGGCAGCCTACTGTGATGTATGTGCCCACTACAGACCTTGGAGTCAGCAGGATGCATACGTCAAGACAGCCAAGCACCCCGCTCCTCGGTATTACGTCACGGCGAAAGAGGCTTATGAGAAATTGCGACGCATGGCAGTAGGCGACAATTCCGTTGTTGACGCTTTAGGCGATTCCAAACGACGAATGTATTACTCGCTTTTCGAACGCCTCAAGGAACTCACCCAGCGCAGGGAATACGTCAACAAGTCTCTTTGGTTTCTATGTCCAATACTTGTTTCTCTTCCTGCTCCCGAGTTTTTCATGTCGCCACGCACAGTTAAAGATATACATGTGAAGTATAGAGCTTATGGTAGCACGGATTTCCGACATCGTGAAGTGTATGGTAGTGGGCACAAAAACAAAGCTGCTGCTGACAACGCTTAGTATTTTCATTTCGCTTCTTCATAGAGGTATGGGGTTTCGAGCTGACGACAACTTGATTCCCCACCTCACCTACAGTTTCCAGCACGCCAACCTATGGCACATGCTTGCCAACTTGTTTGTCTTATGGAGCATCAAACAGCGGATGAATGTTGTATCCGGTTATCTGGTAGCCGTTGCAGCGAGCTTTTTGCCAATGTTTACCGACAAACCTACTGTCGGAATGTCGGGATTGCTTTTTGCGATGTTCGGCATCATGTGGGGCGAGCGAGGCGACTTCAAGGGATTCATCAAGGCAGGATTGCCCGTGATTCTTATAATGATGTTGATACCCAATATCAACGGATTGCTTCACTTGTATTGTTATTTCTTAGGTTATATTTGGTTTAGATATTTGTCATATTGCAAAGAAGAGTTATAGGTTTTAATTAAAGGAATTAGCACTCATGCTTTTTGAAGTTTCCATGAACAGTGGCTCGTGATGAGTCGCTGTTTTTTTATCTTATCTTGTCCGGGAATAGTGCCTGAAAGTCCACAACTGTTCCTGCAAACGCATCCGTCGCAAGCATATTGCCAAGCTCATAGCTCAGCGTGTAGTATTTCCACGGCTTGCCATGCAGCGATTTCAGCTCACACCAGTTCCTGCAATCGTTCGAGCCGTACAGCCTCAGCGCAATCGTCCCATCTTCCGAGTCAAACAGATGCAGTATTCTATGTATCGTCTTCAGCTGCAATGAAGAGCCAAGCTTCAGCGGTCTTGTCGTGAACGTTCCTTCATAACGCTCTTCATCCATATTAATGTCTGGCTTCGACGCAAGCGAGAGCACCGATCCGTCCGCAAGCTGCACAAGGTTATCTGGATAGGCATTCGCTACTGCTATCACGTTGCCTCCCATTTTTTTCTTCGCGAATGTCCTGTCCGCAATCGAGTACACATATTCATAACTCTCTTTCGTGTTGAGTATATGTAGCAGCGAATCTCTGTAGTCGTATGCAAGTAGCGCATTGTCTAAGAATCCAAGAAAGTTTCCGTCGCCTAATGTCACAAACCTTGAAGGATTGCGTCCTCTCAGCCGTTCCGACATGCACGCTACCGTACCGCCCGACACAGCCATCAGTCCCTTCGCAGATGTGAAGAACACCAATTTTCCCGTTGGCGTAATCGATGCCGCATTGTTGCACACCTCTCTCGATATGGGATATGACGAAGCATACAGACCCTCTGCATTCACCGACATTCCGTATATTCCCTCCGTCGTGAATACGATTAACGGGTATTGTCCGAACTGTCCCTGCGATATTGGCTCCGTGTTCGCCGCTATTCCTTGTATTGACCCCGTCCCTACAGTGTTGTCTCCTGAGGCTTCAAATACGAATGGGTTGTTCACTACTGATGTGAATATCTGCGACGACAAGTCTTCATAGGCATTTGCGTCAACTTTTGGCAAAGTTACCGTATCATCTGCAATAAAGTTGTCATATAGCGGAAGCCTATAGAAGGAATATGCTCCGTTCAGCATGTCATGTCGTTTTAGCGTCAAAAGCTGTCCCTTGTTGTTGTCGCGATCCCAAATGATGGCTTCTGTAGCATTAGGGTCTGGATAATAAAACCATGAGTCAAGCACGTCTACAATCTCAATTGTACTGTCCGATTCCACCCAAGCATCCATCGTGTCCGACACCACATGTACATAGAATTTGTATCTGCCATAAGTCAACACCTTCGATGAATAGGTGGTAAACCCGGTAAAACCCTTGAATGGCACACGCTTCACTTTAAACGCATTGATTCTCTTGTTGTACGAATACACCTCTCCTGCTATCATTGATGTCCATCCGTAATAATCATCATTTGGCAGCTGCATCTGCTGAGTGAGGTTTGTTACAACATGGTTCTTTATGGGAGCCTCAAGAAGTTTGTCTTGCTTGATACCATTCACATCAACTGTAAATAGCTTGTAGAATTGTGTGCGCGAAAGCAACTCGTCTATTATTTCCTGCTCCGTTTTAAACTCCTTAGGCAATATGATATAACGTGCATAAAGACTGTGATAATTAAAATTGATAGTGGTAGTAATGTCTGCTCTGCCCGTACTCAAGTTTGGGTAACGCGAACCTACATAGTTAAGATATTGAAAACCGTTAGAGTTGGCTGGCTCCACAAACTGATAGTCCTTGTCTATCTGGAATGGCATTACATCATCCGTTGCAAAGACAACTACTTCTTTTACAATATCCTTCCAATCCTCAATGCCTGGAATAACCACCTTATAATATAAACTGAACATATCAGCAAGATACAAGAATCTCTTGTTCGCGCCACGGTCGTATTGAAATCCGCCTTTATACCACACCACGGAAGTAAGATAACCGTTGCGCGTCACAGAAGGATATACGGCTATTGGTGCAGATATACGTGCGTAACTTCCATCAAACAGTCGCAAGGCATAACGCACAAAGAATGGATAAAGGAAACGATTCTTCTCCTTTACAAGGTTCTGTATCAATGCCACATGACCCGAAACAGCGGTCTGGAAGTCATCAACCTTATCGTCTTTAACCTTAAATTCTACCATGTCTGTACTGTATGGGAAGACAGTAGACGCTACAGGCTCTTCTACAAAGTTTCCATCCTTGTCATATCCTGCATTTACATTTTCCACGTCTACAAACCCCAACAGATAGCAAGCCTGCGGCTTTTTCGTAAGCAGACTGAACGTATTCCCCTCATGTACCGTTTTGAATTTCACTACCGGACGTGGCAACTCAGACCCAAGCAACACATATTCATCCCCTTTTAGCAGCAGATAATACAGTCCCTTGTCCGTTGCCAATACAAGCGTATTGCCCACCGAATTTACAGACAGCACATTCGGACCAATGCTCACAACGCCATCCCCCGTGATTTCGCCCGCGTCATTTCGCTTGTACCAATGTATCCACGACTTGCCTTCATGCTCGCTACCGTCATTATAGGTGATAAGCATATCATAATTAGGTCCTTTATGCACAAAGATTAACGGTTCTGTCAACTCCGCTATCTTCTTAGCCTTCTGTATCGGGTGCATTTCCCCTGCCTTATACACCATCCCCACCGATTCTACCAGCTCAGTGTCGTCTGCCAGCATCCCCGACGGTGATGTTGTTATTCCCTTTGAATATGATAGTGATTTCTGCATATCTATAAATTTTCAATTATCTGTCTCCACCATCTTATAGAACTTCTTAGTCCTTCCAGTACTCCTATATCGCTGCCTCCGTCTTCACTCCGTCCGAATGTCCTCTTAGTCCCTCCGTCGTTCTCCACTTCGGCATTTCCATTTCATGCGTCGACACGTACAGCGCAATCGCCGTTGACATCAGCACGTCGTCATGATTACCCGAACCCTCGATGTTTCCAAGCGAACCGTCTTCTTTTCTCTCATAGATACGTAGCTCATGATACATTTCCGTGTCCGGCTCATGCCAAAGCTTATCATCCACAAACGCCTCAAGGTTGTCTATCAGCCATCCCTTTGTTATCTTGTTCGTCTGGAATCCATACTTGGCAAGTACATTGCCAGCCGTGTCCTCCGGCGACGAACGTCTCTGATACAGATTAGGATAATAGTCCGCTATCTCGTTGATGATTGAACCGAAGTGGTCGCCCTCCGTATTGTTGTTCTTCTCTCGGTCTGCCGTGTTCGACTCTATTACAAGCAGCGCATCATCATAGTAATGTGCAAGAGCAGCAGCCTTCCACGCAAGTACGTCATGTCTGCAATGTCCTCTGTATCTTGCCACCACACGCGGCTTGTCCTTCATCGACGGCATCATGCCCATTCTGTCAAGCACGGTCATTACGGTATAGTCCGAAGTTGAAGACTTGCCGCCAATATCCACGCTCACCACATATCTGTCAGCTACGCGCAGTATCTTGTTGTTCGGCAAACTCCATATCTTCAACTCGCCTTCTCCGTCTTCCCTTATCGCAATCTTCGCTTTCTTTATCGCCTCCGTCGATTTCTCGCCAGTAGTAACAATGTCCGCAAGGAATTTTGGTTTCTTCACCTCTCCCTGTCTCAAGTCGTCGATGGAGTAGGGGTTAAACACAAGGTTGCCCGAGTTTCTGAATGCCTCTTCCTCGTCGATAGGTGCCTCAGTAGCACAGAATGCGTGTGTCTTGAATTTGTTTCGGAAGTTCCTGTACCAGTTGATTGCCTGGAAACAAGCTCCTTTCTCCCACATTCGCCAAAAGAACTTGCCTGTCTCTCTATATCCCTTGGGACAAGTTGAGCGGTCTTTGTTCTTCAAAAGCCACATCGCGAACTCTTTCTCGTCCTCCACTGGCTCCATGTCGTCCTCGATGATGAAGCAGGGTATGAAGATGAATGCGTATGCGTCATTGTTCGATGGGTCCATTGCCAACTGGCAACGGTCATAGAAGAAGCCCGAAGCTCCACGGCCTGTTGACTCAAACACCTCTACGTTGTCTTCTATATTATGTATACCGCCCGAAACGGAAGATATTACGCCTTCTGGGTCATGCTCTGGTGTCTTCTTCCAATATGCCACCTCGGAATAATGGGCACAGTGGAAGTTGTTACCACGCACAGCATCAAAGTTATCAAACGAGGCTATGGTCAGCGTCGAACGTCTCAACGCCTTGTTACCATCCGTCACAATAAAGTCGTCGGGTGAGTTCTCGTATGGCGATAGCATCAACTGTGTTCCTGGGTGTCCAATCGTCCATCCCGGCTGTCTCTCCACCGCCTTTCGGTACATCGCCTTAATCTTCTTCGACGTTCCTTTCACCTGCGACAGTACAATGGCGTTCCAACCGTCACGCCGAAAGTCTTGAATCCACTTAATATACAGCTGCGTCAATGTTGAGCCACCCCATTGTCGTGCCTTCAGGATTACCACACGTATTGCCTTCTTCTTGTGTCTCAGCTCCTCAAACAGATTGATAAGTCTTCTCTGCGGATATTTCAGTCTGAACGGTATCATGTCTCCCGTTCTCTTGTCCTCAATCTTATCCGTCACGAATAAGGCAAACTCTGGGTCTTCTCTGAATCTCACCTTGAATATCTCAAAGGTCAGCAGCTGTCTTAGCTTCTGTGTTTCTTCCGATTCCTCGTCATACTCCTTGTGAAGCACTTGTATCAGAACTTCTTTTATCGAACCGAAATGCTCCAAGTTCTTATACAGCAGGGTTCTCATGCACTCTTTCGGCACATACATCTTCGGAATGATAAAGTCTGGAATCTCAAGACACACTCTGTTCTTAAAGTCATAACAGCCCACGCCCGTCCACGGGTCATACTCACCGAAAATCTCATCATGTCGTTTCTTGTTTTCGGCAAGCAATTTATCTATGTCAAGGTCGGTTATCGTCGTCATATTTTATAATCCTTCGTATTCTTTCAACTCCTCATAGTCCGCATCCTCTATTTTCGGCACAGGCTCTGCCCCTATAGCCAACGGATCATCTGTCTTTGTTGTCGATAACGCCACCAATTCCTGGAAGTCCTTGTTTATACCGACCGACACATTCACCTGCGACTGCTTCGGCACAACATGTTTCTGCATGTCATGATACAGCAGCAGCCACGCTTTCGGGTCATGCTCCGCAAGCTCCTCAAACAGTTCTTCGAATTTATCTTGATTCCTCGAAAGCAAATCTCTGATAAATTCCTTCTGTGCCTTCTTTCCTTTCGGCAACAGCTTTTTCCTATTCTCCGACATAAGAGGTATGTCGTCCAATGTCTTTACCATAATCTTCCTTTCCTTTCTTGTCCATGCCTCCGCACTTCCTGTTCCTTGGTGCTACAACACCGCCCATCAAAATGGATTCAAATGTTTCCTCAACGTTCCCGGCACAACCCTACAGCTCAGCCCTCTTATCTCCGTCTCTCCATCCAATGTGTTCTGCTTCCTATCCATCGTTCTTGGGTCTTTCGACGATAGCGTGATAGAGAAGTATTCATACAACGCTCCATCCACCACATACCTATGAATGGCTTGCACCAACGCATCGTACACCGTCGCGTCCCAATAGTCCGGCATCACTAACATTATCTCTTTCTCCGACCATTCTTTCAGTCCGTTCATCCTCGCCACTCCTTCTGGCTTAGCCACATAAGCCGACAGTATTCTTTCCACCGACGCTATATATTGGTCAAACCATCTGTAGAACATTGGTCTGTGCGAGTCCGCTTCCGATGTAGCCACCTCGGTTTCGCCCTGCGTCTTCCGTGTAGCTTTGTCTATCAGTGAAGTCACAGCATCCACATCATAAAACAGTTGGTCTGCCTGTATATAGATGTGTTTTATGCTATGTCCGTATGCTCTCCGTGGCGGTTGTGGTTCAAGCGGATTTGCCGTAGGTGTCCATCCTCTTTCCCTCGAAGCCATAAACGGATGCAATTCTGAAAATTCCTTTGCCATACCCACATTATTTTAATAGTACTCCTTTGCTACAATCACAGTGAAGTCCACATACACATTGTCCGTATGTCTTGAGAACATTCTTATCTCAGCCACTCCCGTGTTCCGTGGCACAAGCATAAATGTCTTTGGTGCTTCGTTTCTCACTATCTCCACAACACTTGGGTCTCCCGAACGCGCCTCAATATCATCCACCGCCCCTGCATCAATGCTATACGACACAGTTGCGTCTTCATCCACACGCATTGTTATCTCGCCCTCCGCGTCTGTTCCGTCCACCTTTGCCGTGAGTGTTGTGGGGAAATTGATTGTCGGCACTAACGGACCCGACAGCACGAAGCAGCGTCTTATCGCAAGCTCGTCTGCTGCCACTGCCGACTGATACGGTGCTGCCTGGTTTAGGTTGCCTATCTTCAACCACCATTCATAGCACATCGAGTCCTCCACAAACTTTGCCACGAGTCTTGCCAACGTGTCTGTCAGCGAACCGTTGTATCTTCGCGACACGTTTAGCGTAAACTCCACTATATCGTTCGTCTTGCCATTGTAGTATATGGCATTGTCACCTATAGTCTGAGCCGTGGGCACAAAGTAGTCCACAAAGATTATCTTTGCCTTTTCGAGTGCTGTTGTCAGGTCTCTGTCCAACGTGCGCTCATGCACCTCGTCGTCTCCTGCTATCTCGAAGTATGGTGTTCTTTGTCCCGGCTGGGCTGCTGCCTCGTCTATCTTGCCTTTAAGATAGGTTGCCGCCTTTACAGCTTCGATAATGACGGACTTTATAATCTGAAATTTGATAGTCATGATACATTGTTTTTGTTTTGTTAATATCTAAAGCGTAACCGACCCTTCACAGTCCGCAAGCGTCTTCTCCGAACTGCTTGGTGGTGTCTTTGTCATTATCAGTCTCATTGCTGCAAACAGTTGTGTCTGCACGTCCGTTGCATATTTTCCTGCAAGCTCTGGCAGTACCATTGCCAACACCGATTGTGTCACATACGCAATGAGCAGCGACTTTACGCTGTCCTGCGCCGCTCCCGATAGTGCATTGTTGTTTCGTGTCGTGTTTACCTCGAAGCTTATGTATGGCACGGTTTCTCCTTCCTTTTGCTTCCCTTTTTCGGGCAGGTCTCCTACACTATACCCCGACAAAACAGGCGCAAGGTTCGATACCACAAGCTGCGCTCCGTCGATTATACACTGCTGCATAACCGCTTCTTCCACACCGCTTAGTGTTGTCACCGAAAACAGCGTGTCTCCTTTCTGCGTGTTATGATGCTTTCCTATGATGGACAGCTGCCGTTTCACGGCCTCCTTCACATCTTCAAGATATATGGCTATTTGCATGGCTCTACATATTTATATTATTGCATCAAATATCCCTGCGCTCTCTCTACCGCCTCTTGGTCCGCCCCCGGCACAACTCCGTTCTGTGGTGCTTGCTGTCCCATTTCCGCCTGCTGCGCTCTTAGGTCTTCCACTTGGCTCTGCACGTCCTGCAACAGTTTGTCCGCAAACGGCTCGTTCAAGTTCTGCAGATACTGCACAATGTTTATCGCTCCCATCTCTAACAGTCTGTCAAGCTTATCGTTGATGTTGTTCTGATAGCTTGCTGTTGCAGCAGCGTTCTTTATCGAAATCTTGAACATTATGTCTCTTGCCGCCAACCTGTCATACTCCATCGGGTATGTATTGTCTCTATTGAAGATAGGTCGTCCATTGTCGTAGTACTGTTTTATCATCATGCACTTCTTCTGCGCCACGCATTCCGTGAACGATTCCATGTCCTTCAATATCGAGTACAGCGAGGTTGAGGCATTCTGCGACTCCTGCGCATATCTCGATGCCGATGTTCCTGCTGTTGGAGTTTTGCCCTGCAACGCTCCCGACACATTCGACACCTCGCGCATCAAGTTCAGCTCTATCTGCAACAGCTCGTTAGTTCCAAGATTTACGGCGTTCGATGTTATCACGTCTGGTCTTGAGTTTGGCAGCGTTGCCTTTGGTGTATAGAACATTATTCCGTCATACTCCGTTGCCTGTTCCGCAAACTCGTCTGGTGTCATTCCGTCCAATACCTGTGTCGGCACAAGCATCAGTCCCTTTGCCGACGAGCGTATCGCCATATCATTCATGATGATCAGACGGTTGATATACCTCTGTTGGTCAATAACATTACCCATGAATGGGTGTATCTCTCCATTCACATACGGATAGAACTTCACCGTGAATGGGTGCGACTTGAAGTCGTATGGTGTCTCTCCTCTGCATAGCACGGTTCCGTCTGGAGCCATAAAAGTGTAGTACCAATACTTGTCTGCCACTTTCTTTGCCGTGATATAGGCTCTGTCTTCTGGTGGCACACCCATCAAGTCATACTGCTTCTTTCTCTCCACATTCTTTGCGTTCAACTCTGATATCAACACTTTGTCGTCACATTCTATGCGGAAGTATGCGTCGCTTTCGTTTGTCGCTATTGGGTCATAGCATTGGTATCTGTATTTCGTTTCCGTTGTCCACGCTTCTATCACTCTCACGTAATGTCCGCGTTTCGACGGTATGTCGAATGATATGTTCGACAAGTCGTTTGTGTCATTGTGCATAGTCCCTTCCGTCTGACTGTTGTCCGGGTCTATGTCGAATATTCTGTTCAAGTCGTCTATGCTTAGCCCGTACTCTTCTCTTGCGAATTTCTTGTACAGGTCGTTCACCGACTCGTCATGCAGCACACCTATCAGCGACAGGTCAAGGTGTCTCGGGTCTGAGCCTCCTTCCCAAAACACATAGTTTGGCTCTATGTAGTCTGTCCAGGAGTCTTCTATCTCCTGTGTCCTGTCTTCGTATGTCTCTCTGCACACCATTACGCCACCTATCAGATAGTCCTCAAGCGCATGTTTCAGCAGGTCTTCCATCTGTGTGTTCTGCCAGTTGCATTGCATCGTGGCCGACATCATGTCCGACAGGCTTTGCGACGACCGTGTTCTTGCAAAGCACACTGGCTCCGTGCCCTGCTTTGCATACATTCCCACAAGTGTGTTCAATATCGACACCATTACATTGTTAGATAACGGCACAGAGCCTTTCCTTTTCAGGTATTCTCTTTCCGTCATGTCGTAGTAGTATCCGTTCTTGTACACTCTCACCGTGTCGCCCCATTGGTCTCCGTAGCAGTATCTCTTTGCTCTGTCTCGCGTCACGCGCACAGCCTCCAGGTTGTTCCATGCTTGCCAACACCGCTGCAACAGCTCATAGTCCGTCTTCCTGCCGTTCTGTCTCTCCATTCGTCTCTTTACTGAGTCGAATGTCTTGCCCGAACTCGGCATTACACGTGATAAGGTGGGTATCTTTTTCAGCATATTTTTATCTAATGTCTTTGTCTATCAGCGCAAAAATACGCTAAATGCAGTCGCAAAATGCCGTGTTTCGTCCGTCCGCATATACAAGGGACGAAACACGGAAAAACGGACGTAAAAAATTGGGATATTCGCAAGCGTAAACTAAAATATTAAGGAAATGGAAGAGAAAAAGAATTTCGAGAACCCTGAAAGCCTCGAGCTTGTGTATAAGGGCACGAACGGACAGGCGTTAACAACAAGCTTGATGGTGGCAAAGAAGTTTGGTAAGGAACACAAGCATGTGTTAGATGCCATTCGAAATTTACTTAACACGACAGCCGAAAAATCGGCTTTCGTTGTTAGTCAGCAACTTACAAAGATGTTTGCTCTTGTGGAGGTAGAACAGCCAATGCCTGTTGGAGGTGGCGTGAAGAAAGTACCCATGTTCGTTATGAACCGCGACGGCTTCACTTTGCTTGCAATGGGATTCACTGGAGAAAAAGCACTTGCCTTCAAACTCGAATACATCAAGGCCTTCAATGCTATGGAACAGCAGATAAGCCAGGCGGCGACACCTTCTTATCAAATCTCCGACCCTATCAAGCGAGCCGAAAAGTGGATTGAGGAAGAAAAGGAACGTCAGAAGTTGGTGGAGAAGATTGAGGAGCAGAAGCCAAAGGTGGAGTACTTCGACCGTCTTGTTGACCGTAAGCTTAACACCAACTTCCGCGACACCGCAAAAGAGATTGGCTTGAAGCAGAATGATTTTATCAGCAAACTCCTCGACGCGCAATATGTCTACCGCGATGTTAAAGGCAAAATAAAACCATACGCCAGATATACAGGCGAGTTGTTCATTATAAAGGAGTGCGCTGGAGGCGATAAGTGGGCAGGTATGCAGACACTGATTACTCCGAAAGGACGCCAGGTCTTCAGTCTGTTGTTTGGTAAAGAATAATACACCTTATTATATATAAGATATGGCAGAAGAAAATAAAGAAATTAAGACCGAAGCTCAGTCGCAGGAAGCGGCTACAGCTCCTCCCGTGGACGACCGCCCCAACCGCAAGGCTTTCTCCGAGCGTTTTGCCAAACGCCACAAGGACATCGACTTTGAGGATAAGGAGGCTCGCTACGGCGCAATGAACGACGATGCCGACGCTCTCGCTCGCTACGAGGAGGACGGCAAGGCTCTCAGTGAAATGTTCGACAACAACCGTTGGCTTGCAGCTATGGCTATGGACCTCAAAAAGAATCCCGACCTTAACCCTATCCTGTGGATGGCTTCTCAGGGCATCGACATCGGTGCTGCTATGCAGGACGAGGAAATGGGCAAGAAGGTTGCTCAGCAGATTGCCGACTTCCAGCAGAAGAAGGCCGACGAGGATAGTCACGAGCAGGAACTTGTCTCCAATCTTCAGAAGTCTGCCGACGCTATGGAGCAGCTTGGTCTCGACGACGATGCCAAAGCCGACCTTTGGGAAAAGTTCTTCAAGGTTATCGGCGACGCTGAGAACGGCATTGTCTCCACCGAGACATGGCAACTCTTCAAGAACGCCCAAAACTACGACGCCGATGTGGCTTCCGCTCGCGAGGAAGGTGCTATGCAGGGACGCAACGAGAAGATTCAGAACAAGGTCAAGCGTTCCGAGAAGAACGACATTCCTCCTTCTCTCAGTACCAACGGTGGTGCTTCCACCACCAAAAAGAAGACCAGTAGCTTCTGGGATGGCTTAGTCTAATAGTTCTTCCACAAAAATAGAACTTCTTAGTCCTCTTAGAACAACTATAACGTTTATCATTAACTTTTTAAATATCATTAAATGAAAAAGAATCATTTTATCAATTACATCAAAAGCGGACGTATCCTCATGTGGCTCTTCCTCATGCTTCTATCCGTTGTAACTGGCGGCTCGTCGCTCATGGCTGTTGGCGACAATGTTGCGCCTCAGATTGGCGATGAGGGCAACACTCCCGCAACCTCTGCTGAGGTTGCTGAACACGAACACGTTGAGGCTGGCAAGAGCGACCTCAATAGTCCCGGTGGCAAAAAGGATGGTCAGGATTTGACGGGAACTCAGGCTTCATCCACCCAGCTCAAAGAGGGTGACATGATTGACGATGAGTGGGATAATAACATTGTCAAATTCTACCCCTACAAGACTCCGCTTCTCAGTATCGCCCGACAGGTTGCCACTAAGGTTCCTATCAAGAACTGGACTCACAAACACATGCGCATCGGTGGCGAGACTCTCGATGGTAAGACTACTGCCGAAATCACTGGTGGCGACACCATCGAGCTTAACTCTACCAACTTCTCTGGTTCTCTCCGTCCGTTCTACAAGTGCTCTACTGTCTACGTTCCCGACGTTGAGGGCTACAAGGAAGGTTCTAATACCGTGCGCGAGGGTATGCTTCAGCTTTACGTTATCGAGTCTAACGGCAAGAAGGTCACTCTCCAGGCTACCAACGGCAAGGCTAAGAACAATGGCACTCCTGCCGACGACCTTGACAGCATGACCTGCCCCGACATTCCTTCTGGTTCAACATTCCTCGTTGGCGCAACAGCTGCAAGCGAGTCTCAGCTTATGGTTCCTCCTGAGAACATGCAGCCTCGCGAGAAGGAGGTTTGTGTGCAGAAGAAGCTGCTCAATATTCTCTTTACTACCGACTTCGAGAAGGTGCAGACCAAGGTGCCTATCACCGTCAAAGACCTCAAGGCTGATGCTATAATGAAGTACAACCTCCGCGCTGAGCGTTCTTACTGGCTTGGTGTTAAGCGACGCTTCAAAGTGCTCACCGAGGACGGTGCTGTAGAGGACGTTTACATTGCAGATGGCATTCTGCCTCAGCTTACCAATGCCTATGCTATCGGAGACGTTCAGCAGTGGTCCGACTGGATTGCTCTCTCTAAGCTTCAGTTCACCGACTTTGCCGAGAACAACCACGCTTACGTCTTCGCTGGCAAGAACTTCATCGAGCGCATGGAGAAGATGAAGATTGAAAAGGATAGCAAGAACGACATCATCAATCACGACGAGTTCGACCTTACCTTCAAGCGTATCAAGGATACTTTCGGCGTTTTCGATGTTGTTTGGGATCAGACTCTCGACCTTATGCACATGGAGGACTTTGCCGTTATCATCGACCTTAAGGCGAGTCGTCGCTACGTGCGTGTTGCCAATAAGGAGCGCACCAACGACATGTCTAAGGGTGCAGGTGCTATCCGCGACGCTAAGCGTTGGATTCACGAGGAGGCTGACTGTATCGCTCTCCGTGGCTACAACTCTGTGCTTGTTGGTCCTGAGGATAAGATTTCTAAGCTTGGCATGTCTACTCTTCAGACTATCACCTCTGCTCCTAAGTTCCCCGAAACTCCGTCCAACGGAATGAAGGTTGCCCTTACCGAAGACTACACTTCTGATGATGTTCAGTACGACAAGGGTACCGTCTACTACTACAATGGCACCAAGTGGGAACTCTACAAGGGCCAGGACGTAGCTGTCTAAAGATTATTTTATTTCCGTAATAAATTAGTTGTCCCGATAAGTCCTCGCTGAGCAACGGCTTTGCTCGCTAATGTCTCAGCGAGGCTTATCTTTAAAATTCCAAAACGTAATGATTAAGATATATAGATTAAAACAGGTTCGCAACAACGTTTCTCATGTTCTTGTTGGCGCAGGTGGCAACAAGGTTCGCTACGAGTTCACAGGTGGCAACGTCATTGCTGGCACTTGTCCCGAAATCTCTCTTAAGGGTAAGTATTATCAAGACCTTCTTGAGGACAGTGAGCTTTTCAAGTCCGGTACAGTGGTGTTGGTCCGCGAAATCAAAACCTCCGACGACATCGACCCCGTCCCGACTCCCGAGCCAACGCCCAAGAAGCAGGAGGATAGTGTCGATTCAGTCACCACCCCCGACGAGCTTCTTGTTTACGTCAATACCAACTATTCCAAGAAGTTCACCGACCCTGCCAAGGCTCTTGTTTTCGCCGCTCAGAAAGGTATTGCCTTCCCCAATTACTCAGTTGGTGAGTAATCCCTTAAAGCATTAGTTATGACTATCTCCGAAATCATCAACAAAGTAAAATGGTGCATCGACCACGAGACTCATGAGGATGCCAAGCTTGCCGACAACGGCGAGGACTCCTACATGGATAATATCATCCGCGCTAAAATCAACGACGCACGCCGATGGCTCGCCGTAGTGTCTGGGCAGTGTGAGAGTCTTTCATCAGAAAAACAAGAACTAACCGTTCAGCAATATGATGGTGTAGAAAACTTTAATGACGTTGGACTTGTCACGCTACTAAGTGGTATATCACCAACAAGCATTAGCAGAGTAAGGATGAACGGATGGCATAAGGCTGCAATTCCTGTTGACGATACCGACAACGATGCAAGCATGATGTTTGACGAGACGGCCAGGGGAAACGTGGAGAGACCTCTTGCGACAGTCTTACAAGGGACCCCCGTAAGAATACTGATACAACCATTTTCGAAAGGAGAAAATGTAGAGTTGTCCTACATAGGGGTTGGTTCAGACATTGATACTGAGTCAGACGAGAATGATGTTAGCATAGCAAGTACATTGCAAGCGGCATTTATTTATTATATAGCTTATCTTTTACTTACAGCCTATCAAGATGCAAGAGCGCAAAGCATGTTAGCTGTAGCAATGCAGATGGTTGGCAATAAACAACAGTAACTATATGGAGAAGCTAACAGCAATCTACAACAAGGAGGAACTTGCGTGGGAAACAGCGGAGGTGGTATTAAAGAGGGATATATATCTGATGGTAACACTAAATAAACCCGGCAAGTTGGTTATTAGACAACGTACGCAAGACGGGAAATTTCCAAGAGTACCGATTAAAAGGCACAAGGATATGAGGATTTTTAAACTTCGCATTATTGTATTACCCGAAAGCGTAGGTATTAAGATTTTTACATCAACAGAACCAAAGGAGGTGAAATATGCCTACATTTAAAGAAGACACTAAGTTGGGTACAATGGTGCCTCTCATTAAGGCTGACGACTTAAGCGATGGATGCATAGGCTACAGCAAACTTGACGATACTCTTAAAAGTATATTAAAGTCAATATGTCACAATGCCGACATGGCGGCTGCTGACATTGACTTGAATGGACAAATTGATGCTTTTGTTGCTGGAGAGAAACCTTCCAGATACAGGGTTATATCAAATGTAAAGAAATGTGCAGTACCAATTGGCATTCTTGATATTTTCTCTGATGCTATGGGACATCAGTTGACGGAAGTATTAATAACTAATTACATTCTCGAAGAAGGTGAAGGACCTACAGAGGGGACACTTACGTTTGATTCGCACGCTGACGGCAAATTGTATAGATACTACCGTTTCTACAACCGCTCTATGGCAAATCCTATAGATGGATTAAAGAGGGGTACATGGTCGAAATGGAAGAAAGGTTCGGACGATTGGACAAACAATGTAATGACTAATACGATAGGCATCATCAGCGACAGCGAGATAGACACTTTATTTGAATAAGGAGGAGCAAGAATGGCAAAACTGGCAAAACTTATAGATGAGAATGGTGTGGCAAGACTTGTGGATAACACAAAGACACTTATAAACTCAGAGGTAATAAAAACAGTGGTAATAAAAGCAGGAAATGGACTTGCGGAGACCAATGAGGAAGGACTTGCTGTGTGTGATAGTGAGGGGAACATTGTGATGAAGTATGACACGGAGGGCTTGGATGCCGCCAAAGCGTCAACTCATTTCAAATCGCTATTAGGTTCACTTTTAGAAAGTGTCTCAGTGGTAGAAAACGGTCTGTTTCTGGTGGATGAGAATTACAACATCGGCTGCTATATTGACAGCACAGGGCTGCATGCCATTAATGTGCCTGAAATTGTAACAATGTAAAATAAAAGAAATATAGATTATGGGAGTAGCAATAATAATTCCTGGAGTGGTTTTTACGGAAAACCTCGGTAAAGTGACATTAGCTGGTGGGGATGTTGCTGTTGAAGTAGAGTCAATAGCTATATCTGGTTCAGACACTGTGAATACTTCAAGCAACAAGGCGACATACAGTGTGGCCTATACACCAATAAACACAACCCAAAAGGGAGTTACATGGAGCCTGGAAAGTGGCGGAGAGTATGCAACGATAGACTCAATTGGTACGCTAACTGTTAAAGGCAGTGGCAGCGTAACTATAAAAGCAGTTAGTAAGCATAATGCGGCTGTAACCGCTAAGAAGGTGGTGAGCGTGGTATTTAATGAGGTGCAAGAGGGTGTTGAAGTAGAGTCAATAGCTATATCTGGATCAGACACTGTGAATACGGCAAGCAACAAGGCGACATACAGTGTGGATTATACACCAACAAACACAACCCAAAAGGGAGTCACATGGAGCCTGGAAAGTGGTGGAGAGTATGCAACGATAGATTCAATTGGTACGCTAACCGTTAAAGGCAGTGGCAGCGTAACAATAAAAGCAGTTAGCAAGTATAATGCGTCTGTAACCGCTAAGAAGGTGGTGAGCGTGGTATTCTATGAGGTGCAAGATACAGAACTTGAATATATAGGCACGAAGGGTGGTAATTACCTTCTGACCAACACAATAATGGAAAATGGTCAGAAATTAATCTTGAAGGCAAAACTACCTGCTGCAAGCAACCAATCGACGGCAGCAAGACAATTTATATTGCATGACGGCAAAACTTGCAGTATAGGCAACACATACAAAGAAAAGATATTTTCTGCAACATTACCATTTAGACAGGCAAGAACAACTGCCGTAGTTAACGGAGTTGTGGAATTTACCATTTCACAATACAGTTGTGAGTTTACTGTTGACGGAAGTGCTGCAACAATTACTCCAAATGGTACAAGAACTCCCTCTACAACTCCTGTAATGTTGTTTTCAAATAACAATAGCAGTTTTGTACATGAGCGAGTTGACATGTATAGTTTCCGCTTGGAGAAAGATGGAGTTGCTGTTATTGAACTCAAGCCAGTGTTAAAGGATGGTGTTCCATGTTTCCGTGACACTGTAAGCGGAAATTTCCTATATATAACAGGCTCCAACAGTATTTATTATGCAACAAAGACCGAACCAAATAATGAATTGACATACAATGGGTAATAAATATCTAAAAATACATGGCGATGAACGGTTGTATCCATTAGAACAAATATTTAAGGAAGCAACTAAAACCCTATATGCAAATGCAAGTGCAGCGAATAACGGTGATGGCACATTCGGCAAGCCATTCAATGATATTCAGAGTGCTATAGATGCCTGTGGGGATGGTGTTAGTACAGACATTGTGATAGATGGTGTGTTTCGACCTGAGAAAACCCTAACCGTTGCATCTGGTAAAAGCATCAGCATAATAGGCAATGCAGGCAGTTCTATTCGTGGCAGTATGCTGTGCAGCAAATACAACCGTAATTGTACCAACGAGGTAATGATATATGTAGGAGAAGTGTGTCCGCAATGGATTTTTGTGGATGGCAAGGTTCGTTATCCTGCGTCTACAGATAGAATTGGCCTCTTTAAGGCTACTTGCACAAGTGCTATGGACACAGAGGCAGACACCATGACAACGACTGTAAGAACATATAAAGCGGATGCACAGAAAATAGCCGATGCCGGATATAAGGATGGTTGGATAACAATACTTTTCAGATGGATGTCCTACAAATGCAGGATACAATCTATCAACACCGATACTGGCGACCTTGTGTGTGTGCAGAAAGTGGGAACAGAGGGCGGCAATGTGTTACACAATATGAACAAACCATTACGTGTGATATTCGAAAACTTCAATATCCCGGCGTGTAAAATGTTCGGAAATAAAGACACATGGCAGAAAGGAACATATTATGTGAATGACGGTTATCTGCATTATAAGTTGACAGATGATGACGACGTAAACTGTGATATAGAAATACCACGAACAGAAGTGCTTATAAGCGCAAGCGGAGAATGCAACATATACAACGTGAACATTTGTCATTCAAACCATGTGTTTGACAATACTTGCTATGAGGGTGAGCATTGTGGCTACAGTGGCAGACAGGCCTGTGCAAGATTCAATGGAGCTATTGAGATAAACGGTGTGAGCAAAATCATGAACTGTACGTTTGACCATACAACCAACCATGCCATAAAGCTGCTGAACAATGCGCATGACTGCATTATAAGCAACAACAACTTCAGGGAGTTGGGCTGTTCGTCAATAGCCATTGGTTATGTGCCATTGGATTTCAAGAAGACAATACCAACAGTATGTCCAGACAATGTATTGTTCGACAACAATGTGATAGTTAGTCCTGCCAGAATATATGCAGGAGCATGTGGTGTGACAGTGTTTTATGGAAGCAATTACAGGATAAGCCATAACGTTATATGTGACACATACTATACTGGCATAACAACTGGCTATACGTGGACATCAGAGGTTAACGCAAACAAAAATGGAGTTATAGAGAACAATCTGCTCGACCTAATAGGCGTTGGTGTTCAGGCTCTTTTTGATGGTGGCGCATTCTACAATCTTGGCAATAGCAATGGCTTGGTGATAAGAAATAACATTATCACCAATGTGTATGGGGATGTTGATTCTTCAGAAAAACTTGATGGTATCTTCTGCGATGAGTCAAGCGCAAACATAACTGTAGAGAACAACCTGTTTTTCCATTGCAGCAAGTTCTATCGTTTTAACAGAAATATAAAGAATGTAAATATCAGAAACAACATTTTTGTGGATGATTTTGTTTCCGTATCAACAAGAACATTGGGCTATGTGACAACTAATATTTTCATATTCAACAATGCCCCTATAGCCAACCCCACCCTTATTGCAAATAACCTATGGTATCAGTCAGACGGAACAGATATTATTGTTACTTGGGACAGAGATCCAAAGATAGGCAATCCCTTTGTGGATTATGAGAACAAGGACTATAGAATAGCCAACACAAGTTTGACAGAAGCTATAGGATTCAAAGTTTTTGAGCCAAATCTGGCACTTAGAATGAATGATGCCAAGATAGACAAAGAGGAGTGGCAGAAGATAATTAATTATCTGAACAGCAAGTGGAATGGCAATTTGCCGAAATAAAACAATGATAATCAACATAGAAAAAAACAAGGTAACATAAAACAAATTGAGAAACTGTATTACAAAGTTTCAACATATTTGACTTTAACAAGGGTTTAGTAATAAAAGTACATTTAATAATTTATTTTAGTAATTTTAAACAAAAACAAAAGTTATGAAGAAAATTTTTCTTGACAAGGAAGGTCTAAAGCGGTATACGGACAACATGAAGACGTATATAGCCAAGCATGGCGGCGAGGCAGCGAGTGTGGACATTGCTGACATTGACTTCAGCGGCAAGATTGAGGAATTTATAAAGGGTAATCTGCCAACGAGATACAAGGTTGTGCAGACACTAAACACCAAAACTTACTCAGTGGGCCAGATGTATATGTTCAGTGACAACATGGGACACCAGGTGACGCAGGTGCTTGTGACAAACATGGTGCCAACGGCAGAAGGCAAAATAAACGCATCATCAGCACATCATGATGGTAAGATGTACCAGTATTATCGCTTCTACAACCATGCAATGGCTTCAACAGAATCTGGCATTGTAAAAGGTACTTGGTCTGAATGGAGACCTGGAGCTGACGACTATGTGCTCGAAGCGGTTAAGACAGTAAGCAAGATGGCTAACGAGAACAAGGAGCTTGTGACACCAACTATCAGTGGCACATTCACCGTGAAGACAGCGAGTGGCACACAGAGCAGCACATCAACAAACAACAGTCTTGATGTGGAGAATGGTTTTATGGTGGACTGGACAGGCACCTTCTCGTGGAAGACTGCATCGGGCAAGAAGAAACCAGAGAGTGTAAGTGGTAACTGGACCACACTGCCAGCGTCAGGCGTGGCATCAGTGGTGTATACAGCTACGGGACTGAAGACTGACACAACCATTAGCGCAACCTTGGCGGCAGCAAAGACAGGACTGATGGTAAGTGGCAGCAGCGTGGTACTGGCCAATGGCAACGACACAAAGACTGCCACTGCTAAGGTGAGATTCCTACATAGAAGATACTGGGGATTGACTACTGAGAAGACAGTGACAGCTGCTGTGGTGAAGGCGCTGAGTGGCACGGATCTGAACAACACCAAGGTAGCAAAACTAACTGGTATATCAGCTACTGACTCACAGTATTACGTGATAGCTTATCCGAAGGCTATGGGTGAGTTGTCGAAGATTGTGCAGAACGGCGCAACACCATTGCTGGACGGTGGCTTCGTGAAGAGTGAAGTGAGCGTGACAAATGCAGCAGGTGTGGCTATCGATTATTATGTGTACAGAACCGACAAACCAGGTGCGCTGAAGAACAACTCGTTCCTGGAGATTGCTTAAAATTATGTTGAACTAAAAAAAGAAATAAGATATGGCATCATTAAAACAAGCAAATACGCTGACACCAAGTAACGTGTCAGCAACTGGTTTCGCATTGGGTGACTCAAGACATTTAGGTGGTCATAGAGTGGTGGCGAGCTTGACAGCTCTGTATGCACTGTTTGATTGGCAGTTGCTTAACCCAGAGGAGACGGACACAGCGTTGGCATTGGGTCAAGAATGGTATGTGAAGGGTGTTGGCAAGTACCGACTGACCAACTGGGCCAACCGTAAGGGAGCAAGTGGATGGACAAGGGTTGTTGACCCGAACAATCTGGACACCACCCTGTTCCAGATTGTGACAGCCCTGCCAACAAGTGGCATCAACAAGAATAAAATATACCTGATGCTGATTGAGGGTGATGATACTGAGGAACAGAACTTGTATGCAGAGTATATTTACACTGGAAATACAAGTGCTGCCTATGACGCATCTAAATGGGAGAAGCTTGGTGAATATAAGCCAGAGGTGGACACAACTCTGTATGACAGGGTTGTGGAAAGAGTGAATAATGGCGATTTCAGTGATGTAGCCAATTTTGACTCTATAAGTACCGTGCTTATGAAGCCAACTATAAACAATCAAAGTTTTACAGGTAGTAGTTATCAAATTGTGTTTTTGAACGTGACAAAGACCTTCGTTGCAGTAAGCTCAGGAAAATATTATGGCAACTGGAGTGGCGCTGAGGCTTTTGGTAATTTTACTTCAGAGGGTCGTACACCAAAGAAGAACAAGGTTTATCTTTGTGACAATAAGGCCTATGTGTGGGATGATACTGCCTCAGTATTGAAGCCAATCGATGGCAGTGAGAACATAGAAGTGATGAGCAATGAAGATATAGATGCTCTGTTTGTGTAAAGAGATAAACATAATAGATTTACAAATAAAAGTGGCGAACCGTTAAAGTTCGCCACTTTTTCATATCATTCAATCCTATCCAATTCCTCCACCGCCTCCTGCATTATCATCTCAATATTATGGTTCGCAAAGTCCACCTGCTTCTTATCATCGGCCCACTTCTTTTTCATAGTGTTCCAGTGTCTCATTCGCTTTTCCGCATTCTTGATGATATTCACCTTTCTTTGCTCAGGCGAACCTTCGAACTTCTCTAATACAGCAGCATTTTCAATCCTCTTCATCGTCGGCACGTTCTTCGATTTCAGCTTGTCGTTATTGGCGATAGTCTGTTCCATTTCCTCCTTGTAGTTATACCATTTGGCTTTGGTTCTCGCCATGCTCGACTGTTCTCTTGGAGTATAGAAGAGTGAGCGCAAGAATGGCACGTCGCCCACTTCTATCTCGTCAGCCTTGCCAGTCGTTGCCTTTGCACCCAAGCCTGCAGTACGCTGAACGAATGTGCCCATTCCGCCACTCCACGAGCTATAGAAATGATTAAGCATCGACGGGTCTGTAATCCAGTCAAGAGCATCGTTACCCTTCATTTCCGGATTGCCAGGAGCTATGTTGTTAGTCTTGGCGTTCACCCACTTGTTCAAGTCCACAAGTCTTGCCGGAACATTATTATAGGCGTTCTGCCATGCCGGGTTAAGCTCTGTCTTATCGCCCGTTCGTCTTATTGGCGCACCCTTCCAGTCGTTGTTAAGCCACCACTCAATGAACGGAACTATAGCAGTAGGAGCAAGACCTTTAATAGTCATACCAACTCCATTTTCCAAGCTCTTTTCATAATTCGGATTATTCAAGAAGTCCGTTACCGGGAATAGCTGCGACATACAGCCCACAGCATCCATCGCTATGTTTCTCTGACTCTTCACGTTCTTGGCAAACGTCTGTCCTGCTGCCAAGTCACCAAGACTATAGAACGCTCTCAGCTCAATGGCCAACGGCACAGTCACAAATTTGTTATTGCCCACATATATACACAGATTGTTTCGTCTGATATAGTCAGGCAACTCGCCATACGGATCCTTCACGTTGCCTCTGTCCTTATCATCCTCATTCTGTATAATAGCATTGTTGACAGCAGCCATAATCAACGCTAAGGCAAACGGGGCAGAGGTCATAGCAACAGCGGTACCCACAGGCGCACGTTTGATATTCTTGAACAGCAGGTTCGTGCTCTGAATGCCAGCATTGAAGAACATCGAGTAGTTTCTTAGGTAGCCAGCCACAAAGCCGTATGTGTTTCGTTTTGTCTTCTGCCAACCGCTCATTTCTCCGTTCTTGAAGCTCTTTATTTCATCGCCCGAACCATGACGGTTGAAGTTTGTCGAAACCTCCTTTGCGTCATACGCGCTTCTTGCTGCCGAACGTCCCAAGTCCCTTGAAGTGCAATACGTGGCGAAGCGTGCCATATTCTCAGCCACCTCATTCAAACTCTCCACGTTTTTGCCTAAATTCTTAAGCACTTCCATAGCATTAACCATAACCTTCTTCGCGCCCTTTGCCGACTCCTTCTCAACGATACTCTTGTAGCTCTTCTCCATGTCGTGCATCGAGAACAACTGAACAAAACCTGTTTCGCCACCGTTCTCCATGAACTCCTTGAAGTATCGCTCCATCTTCGAGTTGCCAAGCGTGCCCTCTCTGTATCGGGCATACAGTCCGAAGCCTACACCATTCTTGAAGTCTTTCATCTTCATGCTCTTCAATCTTCCTGCGCCCTCATTGTAGAACACATTCAGCGGATTAAGCTCACCATAATAGCGTGCCCATTTCTTAGCATATATTCCACCTTCCTTTGCCCTCACATGCGAAGATGCAAATTCCGCGTCTCTCACGATGTTTCTCATTACAAACTCCGGACTCCACGATGTTGAGGCCATAGCCATCCATCGTGTCACAGTCTGCAACCACTTTTGGCTTGCCTTGCCATTCTCCAGCATTCCATTCAAAGCCTGTGCCGCTCTCGGATTGCCAAGCACCACAAATCTGTGTGTTCTTCCTGCTATCTTCACGTCCACAAAGTGTTGGCTCTTGTCCTTCGCTCTTTGGAACTTGAAGCCGATGTCCGTGCTGTTGCTCAGACTCTTTGCCTCGCCCTTAGCTTGCTTGGCCCTCATGTCCGTTTCAAAGGCATCCACAATTTCTGCAACTTCATCAGCTTCGGCTCCTTCGGGAATCTTCGGATAAGCCTCCTCCCAAATGTCGTTACCGTTTCTGTCTGTGCCTATTTTTTCTACCCAAACCTTTGTCTCCTTCACAAGATTCTGCTCTCCGCTGTTTCTCACGAATCGCGCAAAGGCTTGCTTTATAGTGTTCTGACCTCCGTTTCTTATCGCACGGTTGCCCATTAAGCCAATCTGTGCCAATATCTCCACATTGCTCAGGCTCTTTCGTCCCTTGGCGTTCATCAGCGTCGTGCCGATATAGTTGCTTGGGTCGCCCATTTCTGTCACATATCCGTATACGTCCTCAGCGGTAGCCTCGTCAAACTTTCTCAACGGTACATACCAGTCAAACATGCCCAACACTCCGTCGTGTGTAATTTGACTTATCAGTCCACTCTCATAGTCCGAATTTACAGAATAATCAGTAGCTGCCTTCACCTTCTTCCAGAAGTCGGCAACTGAGCCTTTCTTCATGCTTTCCATGCTCGCCTCCTGGCTCATTACCTCGTCAATAGCTCCGGCATCATCATAAGCTGCTTTCTTGTCTGCAATACCCTGCAAGCCGTGCATACCCGAATAGTCATGCTCCTCAGCCTTAAAGTCCTTGTCCAAGTTCGTTACAATCCACTCGTCCATCTGACGGTAGTACTCCTTCAAGTCTATCTGTCCCGAGTCAAGCTTCTTTCTAAGGTCGTATTTTTCGCCCTTCCAAGCAGTCTCCAAAGCATCAATACTATTGGATTCTTCACTCTTCACTTTTCGTTCTTCCCTTATCTTGTCTCTCACGAACAGCACACGGTTTCTCTCCAATCCATGCTTTCTAATCATATACAGATTGAAGTTCCTTATTCTGTCCTCCACCTTCTTGCCATCGAAGCTGTCCAACACGCTCGACATAGCCTTGCTAAGCGGGTCCATATAGCGTATTTCGAAGAGCTTGGATTTGTCGCTCATCTTGCCCTCCGTGATATTCTGCATCAGATATGGGTTCATCGAGCTTGCCACATCTTCTATCTTTCTGATAGATGGATCAATAGCCTCCATGAGTTTCTTCAACGAGAGCATATTGTCCATGAAAGCCTCCGTAGCCATATAGCTATGACGGTCCAGGGCATGATGGTATCTGTCCAAAGCGGTAGCAGCGCTTGGAGTCGTGCGGTAGTGTATCTCTCCGTCCGTTGCCTCCAGCCATTCCTCGCGGCTCATGCTCTCGAAGTCATGGCTCTTGCCGTCGTTGTCATACAGCTCGCCGCCCTCAATCTTCGTGTACTCCGTCTTCTCATGCTCTATCTTCCACCTCACAGCCTCAGCTCTCAGCTTCCACAGCGGACTGTCTCCATGCTTCTGCACGTTCTTCGCCAGCCACAGCATATACTTCACGTCCTTCACGTTAGGCGAAACTCTGTAGCCTATCTCATGCAGGGCATCTGTTACCTTATTCTTAATGTAGTTCCAGAAGCCAGGCTCACCCTTTCCGTCCTCTGCGCTCTTGGCGATAAACTCCTCAATAGCGTCATAGAATCCAAGGTGATTCATGTTCATTTTTTCCTTCACATAAGCTCTCAGCTCAGCATTGATAGGGTTGTCCAAGTCCATCCAAAGGTCTCTCATGTAGGAGTCAAACTTATCTCCAAGCAAACCTCTCATGCCCTTGTGTCCTACAGTCTCGTGCCAAACGGTTTTCTCCGCGGTATACGTGTCATGGATGTTCGGCATATACAGATGCACCTCGCCCGTCTTCTCGTCATACCAGCCAGTCACCTGCTTGCCGTTCTCTATGTCCTTGCGCACCTTCGGGTTCTCAATCTCCTCAACCGAGTTCACCATCTTCACCTTGCCTCCAGTTCTCTTGGCAACCTTCTCAACGGTCTTGATGATACGCTCGCTCATAGCATTCGAAGTCTTCTCAGGTGTTACAACACCATCGCCTTCTTTTCTAAAGAAAGTCTCCCCATCTGTTAAATCTTTACTCTCATCAAGCAATTTCTTGCCCGAATCGTAGGATTTCTCAACTCCTTGCAGTAACTTTGCAGTTGAAATATAACCGTTGGTTGCACTGTTCAAAGGGAGACTGTCGGATTCGTTCGCTTTCTCGGAACCTTCCGACGTTATATTTTTAGAGTTGTTTGATGAAACCAAAGGTGGTCTGTCGGGATTTTCTCGCTTTCCAGGGGAGTCAAGCAGCTCTATTTTTGTTACCTCATAGCTATGAGGTTTGTTTTCTTCCCCACCTCTGAACTCTTGCATAGTAGTCTTAACACGATACATCTTACCGTCCAGTTCTACTGCGCCATAAAGTCTATGTACTAAAATACCTTCACCATATCCATTCTCAATACCACGTATTCCGTCTTCACCCTTTTTGTAATCCGGGTGTATCTCTGCTTCAATGCTCTCATGGACAACATCTGTAAGTTTGGGAAGTACCGAAAGATGAATGTCAAGATTCTCACTTTTACGAACAGCACTTTCTGAAAGATATTTTTCAACAGCCCTTTTGCTGATTGTATAAGATGTACCATCGCGCATAATAGGCATTTCTGTCTTTCCCGTTGTTACAAGGTTTTCTTTTGCCCATTCTCTGGCATTTTTTAAAGAAGTTTCAATATTGTCACCAAAGGGAGATTTCTCAACCTCTACCACCTTCACCTTCTCCTTATTCAGATTAGGCATAACGATTCCTTTCTCCTCCACAGCTCTGTCTCTCACAGCGTCAAAGTGTTCCTTGCTGTCTGAGAAGGTGTTGCCAAGCTCCATGCGGTAATGCACCTTGCTTTCTTCCTTTACCTTTACGCCAAGCTCCGAAAGTCTGTCAAGTACATCCTTTAGCTTTCCAGTCTTTATCTGGGCAAACATCGTGTTTCCTCTTGTCTCAAAGTTACCGCCAACAACCATTTGCAGCAGCTCTTTATCAAGGAAATACTTGCCTCCCTTTTTGTTACTCTTTGGAACACGGATGTTATAGTTAGATTCCTCTCTTGTGTAAACTGAACTTTGCTCTATCTTCACGTCTCCGTCCGAAGATGTCACCTCTGTTATGCCACCCTTGTTAGATGGCAATTCAAATTTTTCAGCTACGCTATTAATAGGCTTCTCGTTGGCAAGGTTTTTCAGTTTTACATTACCAGATAACAAAATACCAGTTTTGACTTCACCTGTATCTGTTGTATATTTCACTAACTGAGCACCCAAGAACTCTGCCTTGGTGTCAATCAAGCCTTGCAGCAAGTTTCCGGTAATGATATATCCGTCCTTACGGCTCTCGTTGCTTGTCAGCTTGTCCCAGTTGGAGGCATCCATACTCAATACACGTAGATTCTTGTCACCCAACGACGATGCCTGCCTTGTCTGCCTGTCAATAATTTCTATAACATCAACCTTGTCGATTCCGAGTCCTGCTTTTCCGTTTATAGGGAATGTTATCTTTCTTCGTCCGTCCAATGTGGCGAACGATATTGTTGAGGCGTTTGGCGAGAAGTTGTCAGTTATCTTTATGTCTATCAGTCTGCCATAGCTGTTGCCGAATCCGCTCAACTCAGCGGGATTGTTCATGTCTGTTGGCAGTACAAATGCGTCTTCTGTGTTGAATGTTTCAAGCGCACGCTCAAATACGCCATACTTCGCTTTGAGGTTCTTCACCACTTCGTCAAGCTTAGTCTTCTCATCGTTATAGGCGTTTTCGTACTGATAGCCAGCAGTCTTTTCAATCTGCTCGTCGCTCACGCCAGTTTCTTTCTGACCCTTCTTTGCTTCCTTGATATACTTCTCCTTTACCTTTGTTGCAGCCTTAACGGCACGCTCCTCGTATTTCTGAGTAGCTTCGGCTATCTTCTTGTCAAAGTATTCTTTTGCAGCGGTTAGCTTCTCCTTGCGGTATTCGTCCCACGACTTGCCGCCCGTGAGTCCGTCCTGAGCTTTCTTTACCTCCTCCGCTTTCATCGGCTTTTTCAGTACAGCCATATTCACCTTCTCTATATAAGTATTGTCGGCAAAGGCATTGTCGCCGCCTGGTTCTGTACCTTCCTTCCAAATAATCCTGTCTAAGGTCTTAGCTTTCAAAGGCAACTCTGTTATCTCCAAGTCGTTTTCGCCCATTTCGTTCAGACGTTGTATCTCGGCTGCATAAAGGTCGCCTATCTCTTGCAACATCTTCTCTTGCTCTTTCACTTTCAGCAAAGCCATACGGCCAAGCAACTTGTTAGCGTCGCCTCCAGCCTCACTATTCATGCCGTCAGAAGAAGAAACCAACTTTTGTGGGTCTACTGTTGATAAGTCTGCTCCATAAGATTTCTCCCATCCGAATGGGTCTGCCATACGTGCATACAAGTCAAGGTGTTCTGCCATGTATTCCTTCACCACCTTGTCTCCGTACTTATTGGTAATGTCGGCTACTTCCATTTCATTGAACTTGCTCTTCTGTGAAGAAGTGGTGTTTGCGTCCAATGATTTCAGCTTTGCCTTGAACATCATCAACAGTCGCTGCTCTGCCGGGATAAGCGACACAACGTATTCGTATGCGCCTCTTGCCACCTGTCCCGTTCTGTCTATACGTCCACGCATCTGCACCTCATCGTTCACGTCAAGCTGCTGCTGGGCAACAATCATAACTCGTTTTCTCTGGTCGGCATATTTGCTTGAAGCATGGAGTGATATACCAGTTGCCGCACTCTTGTTCAAGATTAGCGCGTCTATCTGTCCGTCGTTAAACTCTCTCGCAAGTTTCTTCTTGTCTGTGTCCGCACGCTTCACCTTCGTTACCGTGCCGTTCTCGTTATACACAAACTCTGTCTGTCTACCAGTCAACTCGCCTACCTTATACCCTGCCTTTGTCAGTTCGTTCTTAATAACGTCGATAGGCGAGAGCGATAGTCCGGTACTTGTCTTTCTTATCTTTTCTTCAAGAGCATGGTATGCCTCAACGGCATCTGCACCCAAGTCTTTCAGATTAATATATCCGCTTTCGCTTTCGTCCTTAGCGTTCTTGCTCGTATAGCGAAGCGTACCTTCAAGTCCTTTCTTTAGTGATGTGCCCAAGTCGGGAGCGTCCATTTCTTCGCCAAGCGCAAGGTTACCCGTCTGCGACTCGTTGGTATTGTTCAATGCTATCACAGGCTTCATGCCTTGCTTCAAGTAGTCAATAGCTCTTTCTGCTGCCGACTTTGCTTTAAGCGAGAGAAGCACTTGTTGCACAGTATTGAATGCCTTGCTTGCAAACGGTTGGTTCTTTATTCCCAAGGCTTCTGTGCCACGCTTTATGCCCATCGACGACTGCACCTCTGCAAGTTCTTCATTACGTCTGTCTACGTATGCGCTTACATAGGTTCTTTGGAAGTTGATGATGTCGTTGAACAGACCGATGATGCTGTCATACTGCTCGCGCTGTTCGGCAACAACTTCGGGGTCGTCAATGGCTTTCCAGTCAATAGTCACGCCTGTCATGTCTCGCTCGCGACGTATCATCTGTCCGCATTGGGTCAGCGCCTGACTCATGATTTCCTGTAGTGTGGCTCCTCCACGCTTCACGGCGTCTATCAAGTCGGATGCTTTCATTCCTCCCTGGTTCATTGCCGTTCTTAGCGCGTAGATTGGCATGTTGTCGGGACGCTTTGCGAAGGTTGCAGAGAAGAAGGTCACGTTCTTTGCCTTCTGAATGATGTGCTGGAAGTAGTTGCCTTGACCGCTGTCACCTCCTGCTGTATGGCTCTCGTCCAATATCAGATAGCCGTTCTTCATGAGCTTTTCTATAGCGTCACGTCGGGCTTGTCCGCTGATTGCTGCTGCACCAAACTTTTTGCCTTTGGCTAATTTCCTTTCCTTACGATTGCCATTCTCGTCAAACTCATATACGCCGTTGCTTACTTGGCTGTATGTCGTCAGAACGTAATCATACTCCTTTGGTAGTTCTCCGTTCTTTTCTATATAGTCAAGCACGCGCTTCACTTCATTCTTCGAAGGTAGTGCAAATACTACGTTTCCGTCAGCGTCTGTAATGGCAGCTTCTTTTGCGCTTCCAAATACAAACGGTCTCAATTCTTTGCTACCTATGTCTACCAAGTCACGATATACGTCACTCAGCAAACCTGCTGTCTTTGTGAAGTATACTGGCACTTGTCCTTGGTTCTTGGCGTATCTGATAAGCGAAGCTGCCTGTCTACCCTTGCCAATACCTGTCATATCACCGATGATAAAGGCATTGCCTTTCTTTGCCTGTTGCAAAGCGAGAGCTACTGAGTCTACTTGCTCTGCTGCAAGATGTGCGTATAGGTCTGCTTTATCGTTGTAGCCCAGTTCGTCAACCAAGAATTGGTCTGCATCACCCAGTTTTTCGAGGTTCTTATTAACTGCCTCTTGTTGGTCGGCAGGCATAACAGCTTTAAGAGTGAACGGGTTTTCACTTCTTGGCGTATAAGCAACCTTTTCGGCACTTAGTCCACGTACGGGTTTGTCCACCCGCTCCAGTTGTCCCCGTGGTCTCCCTCCGTTCCCGGCATCGGTAGTTTCATCAGCATTTGGCTGAGTGTTAGGTCGTCCATTTCCTCCTGGTTCATTTCCTCGCTGCTTGTTGGTTCCAGTGGTTGGTTCCTTGCTTGAAGTAGGCTCTGTCCCTGCTCCGTTTGCTCCAATAGCTCCATCAGGAAGTCCTCCATTTTCTCCTGGCTTGGTTCCTCCTTCTGTCCCCAATACATTGTCGGAAACTGGTTCGGCAGTCTTGTCATGTACTCCTCCAGTACGAACTGAAGGCTTTTGTTCGCCTCCTCCGTTTCCTCCTGCTCGTACTCCCTCTTCATTAGCGTCAGCAACGCTCGGTCTATTAGGTTTTGCGTTAGCATCTTCTCCTCCTTCTCCGACGGGAGAATCCATCCTTCCACTTCGTAGTATATCATCGTTTATTCTTTTATAAAGTTCGTCATAACTCTTCACGGCTTCCGCTCTTGCCTTGTCCTTAACTGGCGGATAGGCATTCTCGTCAAAGCGTCGTCCGTTAATCAATATAATGCGTGTCGGGTATGTTGTGCCCTGTTTTGCGTACAGGCTTCCATCCACGTTTATCACGTCCTCCACATTATAGTGGCTGTAGAGATAACCAAGGAAAGCCTTATCCTTTGGATTCAGACTTCCGTTCTTGGCGTATTCCGTCTTGCCGCCGATGATGATGGCTGCACGACCGTTGTCTTTCATGCTCTCCAAGGCATTGATAGCCATCTGTCCCTCCAATGAAGAGATAGTATAACCGTCATAATCCCTTGGTGTGGCACTTCCAAATGGTGGGTTTGTCACAACCACGTCCACGTCCTTGTCCGCAAACGGCTGTGTTCCGTCTTGGCTTGTTACGTTCTTGAAGCCTTGTCTCTGCAAGTTGGCAAGTCGCTGTGCGTCGATGTCGTTCACATGTACCGCATCCTTAGGCAAGCCTATTGTCAGCATTCCGTTTCCGGCACTTGGCTCCAATGCGCTCTTTACTTCAATTCCTGCCTTCACATACATGTCTGCAAGGAATGCGTAAGGAGCAGGTGTGGAATACTGCTGCTTCATCACTCTCTCTGAGTCACGCTGATTAAGGCTCGGCTGATTCTCGTAGAGTTTCTTTATACGTTTGAACTTCTCGGTATTATTGGTTGACTCCGAAGAAGCGATACCTCTCGCTCTCTGTACGATGGCTGTCTCGGCAAGTTCCTGCAAGTCCGTGTCCTTCACGTCTTTCAGTCCACATTCCTCTGCCATCTTTCTCAGCTCTACGATGCCGTTAATCTTCTGTCCGAAACCAAGACGAAGGTTCACTTTGTCTATAAATTTCTTCTCGCGTATCTTTCTCTCTTCTGCCTCCTTGGAGTCGCCCACAAGTTCCTCCTTGTGCTTAGGTGAAATCTTCTCGTAGTAGTCTGCCCATTCCTTCAAGCTCATGCGTTGTTCGCCGTCACGATAGCGAATGTTCATCATCTGCTCGTAGATGGCATCCACATCTTCCTTCTTGAACACCTGGGCTGCTGGAGCAAACTCCTTGCGCATTTCTTTTACCACGTCTTCAAGATTGTGCATACCTCTCTTTATTCTTAGGTAAGCGTTCTCTGCCATTGCACTCACAAGTTTAGGCAGCACTTCAAGCTGTCTTGCGTTAAGTCCGATGAATGATGCCGACAAATCCTCTCTGCCTGCTTTCAGCAAGTCGTTCCAAAGGTCGTTAACCTTCTTGTTCGACGCTTCCACAGCTGCATCGTCAGCCTTTTGCTGAGGCTTCTTCACTTCGCCCATAGCTTCTACAGCAGCCTCTTTCTCTTTAGCAAACTTCTCGGCAGCATTCTTCATTCCCTCAATAGGGCTTGCTGAGGCTTCCACATTAGGAGTTTCGGTAGTTTCTGTTTTATTATCCGCTTGCTTAGTGGCGTTTTTCATCTTCGCATCCTTCACCTTTTCATAGATGCTCTCATAAACGGCACGATGCAAATCATCCGTCACCTCGCCATTCAGATAATCTACAGCCATATCCTTTGCAATGTCGTCCACATCGCTACTCCTAATCTCCTCATCTGTCAAAGGATGGTCTTTCTTGTAGTTCTCCGCAGCCTTACCAATCGGATCAAACGTTTTCTCTTCCTTCTTAGGAAGAATGGCAAGAGCCTCTTCACTTCCAATACCATTAGAATCCTTTGCCGATTCAAGCTCCCTCTTCCATAATTTTTCAAGCGACTCAGCGTCAGTTACGCCCATTATATTTTGGTAGTCCAAGAAAGAAAACTTGTAATGCAATTTCGCATTTTCAAGTTCTTTGCCAGTCTTACCTTCCTTCAAGGCTTTAAGATATTCAGCCTTTCTCTGTTCAAATATTGCTTTTTCTTCTACTTCTCGCTGTTCTTCTCCTGCTTGAATGTCTCTATCAGGGCTTCCTCCATTGTCATTTTCGGGTTTGCCTTCCTTATCTCCCTCCAATGCTCCACCGTTTTCTTCGGTAGATACATCATCGAGATTCTTCCGCTCGAGTGTCTTATCTCCACTCTTTGCAAGTCCTTCTTTTCTTCTTCTGTCATTTATTGTTTCTCCTTCTCCTTCATTATCACGAATGCCTGTCCCAATGCTTGCATCTGTGACAACTCCGGATTTTCCTTCATTATTTTCTCCCACAGTTCCACTGTGCTCTTGTGTAGGCTGAACATCGACTTTCTTCCGCTGTTGCTCAGTACTTCCACTAATTGATTCTCGTTCTTGTCGCTGTCTTTCATTTTCTCTAAATTTAAATGATTTTTTTGCTATATAGAGTAATGTAGAATTCTTAGTTATATCCGACATCGCATCTATACCATTTTTATAAGCATGTGCAACAAGGTGCGCTAAGGCTTCATCTGCCAACATGCGCAATCCATCGTTGTAATCCAGCTTTTCTGCAAGGTATGAATAACGGTCTGAGTTAGATAAAGTCTCAACAACTTTTTCTAATTCTTCAAATGTTATCTCGCCAGTCTCGTTTACGGAAGAAATGAGCATTTCCACTCTTGAAGGGTCTGCATCATTGTCAGCATGAACCGACTCGTGCTCAAATGTCTCGCGCAACTCTTTAGAACCTCTACTGCCTTCAAGATATATATGGATTTTCCCATCCTCATAATAACCAGGATTATGGGCATCATCTGGCATATTTTCTATTGCGAATTTGTCGTCTGGGTCTTTCGCCGCATCCGCCAAGTCCTTCTTTGTTCTCAGCACAACTGGCTTGTCATATCCATTGCTCTCGGCAAACTCATTCACATACTCTTCCATTTGGTCGAGTATACGTTCACGCTCCTCACCCTTGGCAGTCTTTAGCTGCTCAACAGCTCGGTCAAATCTGTCTGGGTCCATAGGCGAACCCGCGCCTGCACCAGTAGGCGTTACTCCTTCTCCTTCTGTCTGTTCATTTCCTCCTGACGTTTCTGGTTCACTTCCTTGAGTGCCGCCAACATCGCCATTTCCTTCATTTTCTGAACGTCTTGTTTCATAGTTCTTCCAGTTTCTAAGTTTCAAAAATTCGTTAATGAACTCCTCCTTTGTAGGTCGGTCGCCGAACACGTCCAACTGATTAGCATCGGCATAATGTGCCGCATTGCGGTTGTATGCCATCATCAAATCGCGGAAGTCCTCAGCCTTGCCGTCAAGCGCAAGAGCTATAGCCTGTGATATTGGGTCGTATCTATCTGCCGCATTTTCTCCGAACATGGCAGGAGTGCGCAAATAAGCATCCACGTCGCCACCTTGCTGACGTGCCTCATATACCAACTGCACAGCCTTGTCAATCTCGCCTCTAAGGGCATAGTCGCCAAGCTTCATATTGTCAAGCACGGCACGTATACCATTCAGAGCCTTCGACTTCAAACCTGCGTCTGCACCCATCATTCTGATAGTGTCCTCCGAGAACACGCTGCCCAACAGCAGGTTTCTCACAAAGTCCTTGCCCGAAGCCGAAAGTTTGTTCTCGCCCTCGCGCAATCCGGCTACCTCGTTCAAGCCAATAACGCCCTTATCAATTAAACGCTTTAGCAACGAGTTTATTGCAGTAGGATTGTTAAAGAATGCGTCAAGACTGCCACTTCCTTCTATCTCCGACACGATGGCACTAATCTCGTCCGTGTCTAACACCTTGGCATTCTTTACCGACTGCTCTGTATTGCCAATGCTCTTTGTCTCTTGCTTGTTGAAAAGGTCAAATGTCTTACTTGTAAGTGGCATCTTTTTGTCGGGTACAAAATATACAGTACCCTTAAAGCCTGCCTCTTCAATTTGCTTTGGAGTCCAGCCGAAGCCTTCTGCGTTTTCACTTAGGCTCTCATAATACTTGCCGTCAGTACCATAGCGTTCCGCAAGTTGTTTACCCATAGTCGTGCCATTTCCGCTTAACAGAATACCATCCTGCACAACTGGCACATTCTTTAGTGCTTGCCCGCCAAAGTCTCTGCCAATTTTCTCTGTAAACAGACGCGACTCCTTGTCTTTGTAAGAACGTGAGTTTGAGGAAGAGCCGTCTTCATTAACTGGGAATCCCTCGTTCTGCTTAAAGTCATTAAACGGATCGTGCGAAGGTGTAAGTCCTGAAACCTCGCCATAAAAGTATTGACCAGTTATCTTAGTTCCATCAGGAAGAGTGATAGAACCACGTCGTCCGGGAATCTTCTTTGATTTCTCGAACTTCTCGCGCACGGCGTCACTAACACGACTTGCACTATCTACCTCACCTACAGTATTTTCTTTCTCCATCGTAGCCTTCACCTTCTTCTCCACCATCGCCATCTTGATGTTGGTGTAAAGCTCAAGCTCCTTTTGGGCAGCTTCAATAGCAGCCTTCTTCTTGGTCTTAGCCTCCAGTACGTCCGCATCGTCAGCGGTCATGTCTATATCCATCTTCTCGGCTTTGCTCAAATCCTTCTTGGCTCGCTCAATCTTACCGTCTGCCACAGCCTCAGCATCCTCTCCGAATGTCTTTTCTATCCACTCGGCTCCCTGCTCTGGAGTCATCATCGAGTAGGCAGCAGTCTCGCGACCCTTCGAATCCTTTGTCATGGGCACAGGTGAGCCATCGGCAAATGTACGCACAGGCTTGTTTGCCTCGCCAGTCTGCACGGTAGTCTCTGCGTTGCCCTGCTCTGTTATCGGCTGTTCCGGCTTTCCACCTTCAGGTGTCACACCACCTGCCGCATTCTCCATCTGCTTTTGCTGCTCATTCTGAGCATACACCTCAGAGTTCTTAACCTCCAACAGTTCCTGGTATTCCTTTGCATACTCCTCGCTTGCCACAGTGCGCTCCAGTTTCACGTCCTTAACGCTCACGAAGTCCATTTCTCCCTTCTCAGCATCAAGCACGCTAAGCATGTCGCCAACGCTTTCTCTCGCTCTGCCATCATTATCAAAGGCAACATCGCCCGCTCCAACAATCAGCAGTCTGCCCTTGTTGTCCTTCACGAACACCATCTGACCGCCCTCTTGCTTCTCGCCATTCAGCTCGCCCTTGTAGCTCCATTGCTCCACATGCTTCTGCACGGTCTCAGCAATCTTCTGTTCAGTTCCGCGATACATGCCCACAGCCTTAGCCTTGGCGTTGATGTAGTCGGCAAAAGGTGCAAGCTGTTCCTGCGTCAGTCCCGAATTAAACAGCTCCATGTATATCTGAGGTTCCGAAAGACCCTCCTTTGCCAGTCTCTCATACTCCTGCTTCAACACATCGTTGCTTTCCAAGGCTGCATTAAACGCCTTTTCGGCATTATTCATGTTGTTCAGCACCTCAGCCACAGCCTCGTTGTTAGGATTCTCCGTGCCAAGGTTATTCTCCTCAACCACGTCCTTGCCCTCTGTCTGCGACTGGTCGGGATGCAACGTTCCTTCCGGGAACTGCTCTCCCTCATAAGCCTTTCTCAGAGCCACACAAGCATTCTGTTCCTCCTCGCTGCGCTTCAACGGGTCTTTGTCCATAGCTGCCTTCAACTGTTCAGCAGTAAAGCCAAACGTCTCAGCTACAGTCTCCAATGTTTCTTGTGCCGCCTTCTCGTCCTTTATCTGAGCTGCACCATAGGCATTACTCAAACGTTGGTTTTCTTTCTTCGCCCCAAGATTGTATTTGATTGAAACGTATTCGTCGGCTGTCTTATAGCGGTTCTTTGAGAGCAACTCTCCATAAAGGCTATATTCACCCACATACGCTCCTCTCTCGTCACGCTCTATCGCTATATGGTCCATCATCGGACGTGCCGAAGGAACAGTTCCCATAACCAAAGCCGAGAATTTAGCTTTTGTGTCCCAAGGAATGGTATTGTCAGCCATTATCTCGTCATAGGCAGTCTTCACAAACTCAGCGTCCGTGCCATTATAAGATTCCTCGCCCTTTCCTCTGGCTGTTGTCTTCTTGGTTCTCAATGCCCAATCAATAAGATTTTCACTTCTTGTCAAAGGCACGTCATACTTATCATATCCGTAGGTATATTCTTTTCTCCTTGGCGCATTCGCGCTCCCGAACAGCTGTTCTTTCTCCTCATTGGTGAAAGTATATCCACCAAGGGCAGTTCTCTGTCTGTCCGAGACAGTAAGATTATAAAGATTTCTCGCCACCATGCCAAGATAGCTTTCCTTCTTGCCGTCCTTCGCATAACGCTTAGGCAGTCTTGCGTGTGTCAGCTTCAAGGCTACAACATTGGCACAAGCCTCAAGGTTCCCCTCTACGCTCAGCCAGTCGGTATCATGACCCTCTATCATCTTGGCAACATTACCACCCATGTGCATACCAACGCCTTCCATCGCTATCTGGAACACCTTGGCAGGAATGCGCTTAAAACCACTCACATTATACAGGCTTCCTCCAACAGCACCGCCAATGCCACCCATAGTGGCCCAACTTGCGCCTTCCGAAACGCCGCCCATAGTCATAAGCTTCACGGTATTGCCAATAGAAGTGTCGTCGCCAGTAGAGTAGTTCTGTACAGCCGCATTCGTCGAACCGTAAAGCACACCAGTAACGCCTTGGCTCACCATTCCAGAACCTGCCATACGAGCAATACGTCCACCCAAAGAAGAATTTGCCACTCTCGCCATCTGTGCCACTCCATTGCCGAATACCTTTCCTGCAACAGCAGCACCTGCCTTTCCAGCAGCACCAAATACAGGAGCATCAGCAACAAAGCTCAATGTTCCGCGTGCCACTCTTGCGCCCATATTCGGGTTAACATCAGGATTCTCGCCGTTATCGGTCATTGCCATTCCTTGCTGAGCATACTGTCTCTGCTTCTTTGACATCATGCTCATTGACAAGATAGTACCAATCATCGAGTCATTAACACCGCGGATGATGTATTCTGCCGTACTCTTAGGCATATTACGGCTCAGCTCGCTCTTCTCAAACTCCTCGGCTATCTTTGCTTGCAAGCCAGGAGCGAATATCTTGTTTACATATTCCTCTGGGTCAACACCATAGGCAGCCGCCTTAACGCCAATATTCTCAAGCACTTTCGGGTCTGAGAGAATGTTTGCCATATCGCTCTCCGCTTTCTTGGAGAGATTCTTTATAAGCATATCGGGGTCAAGCGCATCGTTGTAAGCCTTGCCAGCTACCATAGAGGCGAATGGTGAAGCCTTGCTCAAGGCTGACTCAGCCTCCAGTCCTCTCTTGGCAGCAGCGTCAAACTCATTGCGGATATTGTAGGAGATATAGTCTCCAAGATGATCACCTGCAATCTCACGTCCGCTGTCCATCATCTGACGCTCCATCTGTCCCTGCGTGTTCACCACATACTGGTTCAGATTCTTGTTGCCAGTATCAAAAACGGGTGTTCTGTTTTTCTTCTCTTCTTCACGTAATGGCTGCATGGTTCTACGTCCTGCCTGCTCCACATTCTGCCCAACGACATGCTGTCTCTCCCTTGTCTGCTTCACCATCTGTTTCACAGCACCCGGCTTTGCATAGCTCACGGGAACCTGCAACCTCTGTGCCGCGTCCGCATTCTTCAATCCGCGCACAAGCTCGCTGTCATTCTGCATTGGAGTCACAGCACCACCATAGCCTCCCCATTTCTGTTGCGCCACGCTCTGTTGTGCCCTGCCTAATGCGGTCTTTGGTTGCTGCTGAGGCTTTGTCGCTCTTGGCTTCTGCAACTTGCGCATAAACTCCTCATACGAGCCTCCCAAGTCAGCACCATTCTTTGTGAACAGGTCGTACACAGCCTTTCTGTTGGCGTAATTGCTGTCACCAGTAAACTTCTTCTCGAATGTATTATAGTCCTGGGTATAGCCGTTGTCAGCCATAAGCTTGTACATCCTCTGCAACTTACTTCTATCTATTGCCATATATTTTTCAAATTAAAGTTTAAAACCCGACGCCCAACCGCCTTTCTTTGGCTTGGCGTTGTTCTTGCTCTTTGCAGGAGCAGCTGGAGCTTTGCCACCGCCAACGGTATTTGTAGGAGAATATCCGTAGTGGTCTATAAGCATCTTTCTGAATTTTCCTGCTCTTGTTCCCTTTGCGTTAGCTGCCCAACCTATCCAACCGTTAAGTATTGCGCCACGCTCTCGTTCATCAACAGCATTTGTGTATTTTTTTGCAGCTGCATCGGTAATAAATCCATTTTTAAACAAAAAATCCAAAATCTGTCTCTTCTCAATGGTATTAAGGTCCTTTTTGCGGTTTAAGTGTCCGTATGGAGTAGAAAGGTTGGTTACAGAACCGAGACCCTTGCCGCTTCCTTTATATCCGCCATTTGCCTTGGTTCTCGATAAAGCAAGTCTGCTTGCGCTAAGACCTTCCGAAGCTCTGTTGTGTCGCATAGTTTCCCCGAGTCTCTTTTCCGAAAGCTTAAGGTTGCCCTCCTGGATGCCAAGCTGTCCCTTGCGGTATTCATTCATAGCCTTAGCACTTTCGTCCGCACGTCTGCCTGCATCCTTTTTCAGCTCAAGGTTCATCGCCTTGTAAGCCTTGTCCGTGTTGGCTGCATCCATCTTGAGCTGCAACTGTGCATCCTTATACGCACTCTCTGCTGCTGCCGCCAATTTCGACTTTCTTTCTGCCTTGCGTTGCTGCATCTGCTGTTCATACACAGCCGCAGGGCTGTTGAACTGCTGAGAAGGACCGCCCTTCATCGTATTGTAGATATTGCCCATGTGTCGGATAGCGTCCGCAAGAGTGGCAATGCGCATATTGTTCCTTGTCATGCGCTCGTCATACTCTTCGTCGGTTTCTCCCTCGCGTCTGCCCGGTCGCTTCTTGGCAAGACCGCCAAGCCACTTAAAGAAACCACCATCCCTTTGGCTATCGTCCCTCTCAAACACAGCAGTAACACCCTTATCACCACCAACAGCACCCAAATCAACACCACCCAAAGGCTTAGAGTTAAGAGCGTAAGCGGCTGGCATTCTTCCTTCCGTGTTTTTGGAATTCATCGTCTGCCACGATTGCTGAGCCTTGCTCCCCTCATTTACAGGGTTGCCGAAAGGAGTCCATCCTACAGTCGTAGGCATGTTCTCAAACGTAGTGGGTCGTCCAGAGCCACCGCTGAACACATTAACAGGTTGCTGAGGCTGAGCCACCTGCCCAGGCTGCACCACATTCTGCTGCTGAGGAGCTTGCTGAACAACCTGCTGAGGCTGTCCAACATTCCCCTGCACAGGCACCTGCCCCGCAGCTTGTTGCACTAACGGAGCAGGTTCAGCCGGATTACTTGGATTTCTTCTTTGAACCATAAGCCGCAATATGTTTCTTTATAAGGTCACAAGCCCCGTCAATCTGCTTGATGAAAGCCTCAGCCTTCTCGGCGCGCTTGAACTGGAAAACTGCCTCCTGTCTCATGATAACCGCCTCGTCCTGCTTCTGCTTAAGGTCTTTCTCGCACGACTTCAGGCAAGCGGCAAGATTGTCACGCTCGGCACACACACCCTTGAAGTGAGCGTTCAAGTTCTCCAGCTCGGCCTTCAACGACTCAACCTCAGACGCAGGCTTGCGCTTCTTTGGCTTTTCGGCCTTATATGTCAAAAAGTCTTCACGTTCCAAACAAAATGGCTTGTTATTCTTGCGCTCCTCGTCAATCTTACCATTGATGATGTCTTCAATGGTCCACATGACCGCCGTTGCCGTCTCCATAATCTCCTTGATTTCCTTCGCCTTTGCATCATTCGATGCCTTCTTTTCGAACGCCTCAGCAAGCTTCTTGCGCTCGTACTCTCGGTTTGCCACCTCGTCGTCCAAAGCTCCATTGAACTCCTTTGCCGCCTTGACAAGCTCCTCAAAGCCATCCATATTGGCGTTGTTCTTGACCGTATTATTCACGTTCTTAATGTTCTTAAAATTCTTTCTGTTCTTAAATTTCTTCATGTTGAGCAATAATTTTAATTTGAAATATATATGATTAAACACCAGTCACGTTCTTCAATCGCTTGTCGAATGCCGACTTCTCGTCAATCTCTGGGACAAGCGAACCTTGAGCAGCTGCTTTAGCCTCAGCACTACCAACGTCCACAATCAACGGACCACTCTTAGGAGCACCATCCAAACCAGAAGCTGCCGCAGCCATCGCATTACTCATATTCTGTGCCGCATTGCTCACATTCTGAGCCTGCTGATTGTAGATAGCCTCCCTCTGCTGAGAAAGATTGCTCTCGTTACGCATGTGCTGATCCGAAACACTCGCCTTACGAGCCGTGTCATTCGCACCAATATTAGCCACAGTATTGCCCATAGCCCTATTGGCAGCCTCCTTTGCCATAGCCGTACTCGCAGCCGTACCGCCACCAACCGCAGCCGCACCATCAGCTTTGCGAATGTAACTGTCCTGCACCTCCTGAGCCTTGCGCATCAAGTTCTGTCCTGCCTTGGTGTCCAAGTAGTCCGTGTTATACTCCTTGTCATACCAAGCCTTTTCAGCATTCATGCGGTATTGATTCTCACGCAAAGCCCTCTTTGCAGCCTTACGAGCCTTAAAACCGCCGAACAGCGAACTGCCAACACTCAAACCAAGGCTCGCAGCACTCAGCAACCCAATCATCGGATTCTTCGCGCCCGAAACCTCACTAACGCCTAACGGCAACCTAAACTTCTTTCCAATCTCAAACATATCTTGCAAGTTTTAATGTTCAACATAAATCCTATAACCACAACCGACCTCCTTTCACGGAGTACCTAAGGGGTAGGGGTGCAAGCAATACCTCCTTTTGTCGGAGTACCTTTTTGTGGGGAATATGACAATGACCTCCTTTCCCGGTAGTACCTTTTCCTGGCAGAGCAACATTTACACCTATGCTTTTATCTACTATAATTTGCATCCAGTACCTAAGGGGGGTGGGGGTTTGGGTTCGTCTGTGCCTGTCCCCTGCTGTCCCTGCCTCGTCTCCCACATCGTTCCTCGTCGCTCCTATCATCATCCACCTGCATCCTCATGGCAGCTCTCCACCTCGTCACGCCCATCATCCTCCACCTTCCACCTGCCAACAGCCACGGAGTCACGTCCAATCATCAAAAAGTATTACCCTTGTGCTACTTTCTTCCATACCACACGCATAACCGATTGATTTTCAGTCTTATATCTCCTTGGGTTCTGACCCCACAAGGGTCACATGCCCATTTTACTGTTCATTTGGTACGATTTTCGAGTCATGTGGTACAAAATCCTGCCCTTTGTGTACAAAATCCTGCCCTTTGTGGTGCAAAGTCCACCTCCATGTGGTATAAAGTCTCCTCCCATGTGGTATAATCTCTGCCTTCATGCCACGTCCCGAACGAATCCCGAACCCATCCCGAAGGAAGGAGAAGCCATGAAAACAAGCCAAAGAACGACTTAGAACGCCCAAAGGTACACCTAAATCCAATGAATTTTACCGTATTTCGTCCAAGGACAATATTTGCATTTTTCACACCAATCCCTTTGTCGGGCGTTTTCTATCCAAAAACCGACTTTTTGAACAGTCAAAGCGGTCTAACCCCCGTAATTTTTGAGACAAAGGCAAATATTAAAGGAAAATATGAACAGTCCAGGACATGAAGATGTACGCATGAGAAAGACAATATTTGCACAGATATTTACTCAAAAGAAGAGAAGAGAACAAAAGGAAACTCGATAAATATCGTAAAAACACCTAATCAAGCGGAAAAACACGCAAAATCAACCTCAAAAGACCAAAACAAGCCAATCGCTTGCACGAAAAAAGGCTGCAAACGCACAAATCACGCTTACAGCCTAATCAAATTGGAGGATTCTCAGGTTATTCTACTCCCCTTACTGTTGTCCAGCTAACGAGAGACTAATGAGGGTGTTTTCTCTCTATGGGGAGAGGTTGGGTATATTGGAGGAGAAGGAGAGAGGAACAAGGGGAAGATAAGGGGGCGTGCCGCCCCCAAGGGCTGCCGCCCTGCCCCTCGCGGAGATAACGCCATGAAAGTAGTTATTAGGATATTTTTATCAACAGTACTTCTTCTTCTAATACTGGCACCATATGTCTAAATAATTCTATATCACTACGTGATGTATTCCATACTGCTTTCATGGTGGTACATATTGCAGGTTCTTGTCCTAATACTCTACATATTCGACTAACTAAAATTCCGTACATATCCTTTATGCCTTCAGATGAAAAGTCAATGTCTATAACTATAAATGAAAGTCTATTATTGTCAAAACGGAAACGAACTTCGTTTATGTTATTAAAAACGCCCTTACCCCATGCAACGAAACCTGCTGAAGAACTGTTGTTTAGTTCATCCCTATCCACAGATAAATTAAGGTGCTTGAGCCTTGACAGACAAAATAAACACTCGTCTCCTAACTCGAATCCTAATACGCCATTTGGACGTATTCCGTCAATAGGATTTAGGTTCATTGTTGTTTTCTTACTTCCTTTTAGTACATTGTACACAACAATAATAATTGCCAAGCCGATGAATATACCACCGACAATTAAAGATGTTTGATTCATTGTTTTTTTTAATTATTAGTTATACTTCTTATCTCTTCCACGATTGTATTGAATTCCTCCAGAGAGTCAGCCGTGTAATGGATGCCCTTGTAGCGGATGAAGGCTGCAAACTCTGCGTTGGTCTCCTGAGGAATGTTTGTGACCTCAGCAGGAGAAGCGAACAATTGCCATACGGGAACATCTAACGCCGCCGCAAATTCTTCGATTTTCTTTGCTGATGGATTTTTTAAAAGTGAATTTATATTCTGCCGCGAAGTATTCATTTTCTCGGCTAACGCGGCCTTACTCATGCCTTTTTCTGTTAGTATTTCTTCTATTCTCATAATACGTAATGTTATATCTTTCGCAAAGGTACACAATAAAATGTACCGTAAAGACATTTGATTGCTAATAAGTGTAAACAAAATGTATTGTAATGTTATTTATTTACTAATCAATGTTAATTATAATGATATTTCTTTACAAAATACTTGCAATGTAAAGAAATACCATTACCTTTACAAGCGTAATCAAGAGATTGCATCAACATTAATATTAACAATTTAAACATACAATTATGGAAATCTACAAAATTAAGAGAAACGGATGCGAGGTAAATGTAATATTTACAGGTAAGCAATACATCTTTCACAACTCGTTCTACGGAATACTCGCTGTGGCAACAAGAAAAGGTTATAAGGATGAAGAAATGCGCACCTTTATTCTTGAGTACGGAAACGAAAACACGTTAGGAGGTTCATTTGGTGGTAGCTATTGCGAAACAATGGCAAAGCAGTTCATCAACAAGACAGAATCACAATACGTGAAGTGTAAAACTTATTACGAAGTTGAAGAAGTTGACGTTAATAAGAAATATTATATTGATATACTGACAAAGGAACGCTAATATTAACATTCTAAACTCATACAATTATTATGAAGAAGTTTATCGTAACAAAACAGTACAAGAGTGGTAGCACATTACCAACAGTAGTAGCGTGGTTTGATGATGCAAAGGACGCGCACGACTATGCAAGATTGTCCAATCTGAGTGACAAGGAACACAATTATGTTGTGTATTGGCAGAACTAACAGAAGATAAGGAGGGGCGTTGCCCCTCCAAGGCTTCGCACATATCAATAACCATTAACACTATACAGCTATGAAGAAGGTAATCTATAAAAAACGTCCCGCTCCTTGGAATTGGGGAGCGTTCGATGAAAAAGGTATAATATGCGCAGCTCCTACAAAAAAGGAATGTCAACAAAAATTATCTTTAATGCGAAAAAACGGACGCTATAGCATTAATAACAATATAGATAAACAGCTATGAAGAAGTATACAACAAGACAGCTCAAAGAGCTTGTCAAGATAGGTGCAGCAATAGACGTAACGGACGCTATCAGTACAACAGCCATCCCAGAGTGGTACGACAAAATAGGCTACTCAAAAGGCATTAACGGTCTCAATGGTCTGCTAATGAAGGGCAAGAGTGGTAAGCTATACGCAGTAACTAAGAGAGAAACAGCAATACACATTTTTTAAAAAATATACAATTATGGCATTACAATGGAAATGGACTGACAAGATGGGCAAGATGACCATCAAGCAGAAAGAAAGAACTTACGATGTAAATATCTACATCGGCAACGCCCTCGCTATCTTTCTTAGCGAATTTGAACTTGATGGAGAAGAAAGATACCTCGTGTATGCCTTCTTTGCTGACAAGAAGCATTGTAACAGCATCATCAAGAGTGAAAAACGGTTGTTTACAGACGAAGTCGTAAGCATCGAGTTGAATCTCTTCTACAAGAGCGCACAAACCCTACTCAACATTCTTATAAAGAATGGCTACAAGGTATCGTGCTACTACGAAAAGCCGAAACAATAATCCCTTCATCCGTGAGCGATAAGGCGCACATCGGGTTCGAGACCCGGCACGGAACTAACTTTAATTATTGCAGATATGGGAAAGTACATCGTAAGAAAAGAAACCGAATGCGGTTGCACTATCTACAGCATTATCAATGCTGAGACAGGTGTTAGAGTTAACCACTATGCTGACGAGCATTCAGCTATCATGTTTGCCAAAAGGCAGAATGAAGCAGTACAGAAAAATGAGCGTATGAAGCAAGGCGCATGGATGGGCTTCAGCTACAGAAACTATAGCACAACCCAAAAACTCAAAAGCAAGACACTCGAAGAGGTATTTGCTGAAGCTAAGGGAATACTTGACAATTACGACTTGTCATGTTGTCTTAAAGTAACTCTTTACTTTGGCGTATACTTCGCACCAGTGCCACGATACGCAGGAGACTGCAAATACATGACATTTACCTTGTACGACCGCAAGGAGATAGAGGAGAGAGCAGGAATACAACAAATCGAAAATACAATTAATCATGATTGAATTTACTATAGCATTGGCAGTCGTCTCCTATGTGGCAGGAATCTATGTGGGGAGACATTGGAAGGAGTTTACGGAAGAAGAATAAGCCGAAGATAAGGTGGGGCGTTGCCCCACCAAGCTAACGCCCTAAAGCAGACATTATGATAACATTAACCATCGCAGAACAGCTATTTCTAAGACAGATATTAGGCGAGTATATCGACAGCAGACAAAAGCAGTTGAAGCGCAAGAATATTGCGCCTTTGACACGCGGATTTATCAACGAGGAAATAGACAACGCGACAAGTCTCAAACTTAAATTATTCGGAGAATGCAAGAGAAAGTAACAATCAACGGCACGTCCTATTGTGTAGGACTGAGTGATGTATATGGAGGAGTGATGTGGTTTTGCTGCAAATGCAGTCAGGACAAAAAGCCATCAACCATGCGGTTTTGGACAAAGAAAGAACTTGAGAGCCAGATACGCACAATACAGAACAGAATTATCTAACGTGAAGTACTATCAATGTTGCGCAAGATACACGGTAGAGCAGTCTGTTACGCACGATGATACATTATAAACAATTAAACAATAGAAGATTATGAACAAAGTATTATTTATCCTGTTATTCCTTAGTGCAGCCTTTTCGGCTATAACAATCAAATATCTTACTGACATAGAGAAGGAACGTCAGCAACTCAAACAAGATGTTCGCCAGCTATGCAACGATATAGACGATTACGGAGACATAGACACGTACACAGGTTCAGACCATTTTGAAAGGCTTTACAAATGGTCGCACAACATCAAGTGACAACAATCCGTTGGGGATAGAAACCATTTCGGAGCGACACCGACAACGGAACTAATAACAATAAAACATTACAATTATGAAGAAGATAATCCCATGTCCTATTAACGAAAAGGACTTATGTAGCGACATGCTTTTTGAAGGACTGTTCGACAACGATGAATATTGTGAGAACAAGTTTGGCACAGTCATAGGCTTCATTAATGGAGGTGTAGCCAAGCTAATGTACAACTTCAACAGTCATGTTGTTTTCCTTGAGATTCTTGACAAGGCTCTTGACAAGGAGATACTTAAGCAGGTAAGTCAATGGCTTAAGAGCGTTGAGGAATCAGTCAACGACAATACCATTGACGGCAGCACAAGTCTTAAGACTGTTTGTCTCATGGTTAACAACACATGTACAATATCATTTCATTACGTCATTAACAACTAAAAAATATACAGCTATGGCAAAGTACGAAGTATTGATAATCGAGACCTTATGCAAAAGGGTTGAAGTTGAAGCAAATGACGAGCACGAAGCAAAGGCAACCGTGAATCACATGTACCGCACAGGAGACGTTATCCTAACGGCTGATGATTTCGACAGCTATAATTTGGAGTGCTTAGGGATGTGTAAGAATAAAAAATAGAAGCATTATGACAGCACAGGAATATCTCGAAGCAAAGTTAGGGGAAATGGCAAGCCAAGACCCAAACTTCCGCGAGCGTTATGAGGACGAGCAAAAGTCTATGACTGATTGCATCCGCTACGTCACACAACAGGCGCAAAAGCAAGCCGTAAACGGTTGCGCAGCAATATCGGATGATGAAGTATTGCAAATGGCAGTCCACTACTATCAGGAGAAGGACGTTAACCCCACAAAGGGATGCACGCCAAGGGCAGAGGTAACGACTTCAAAGCCAAAGGCAGAGAAGAAGCCAAAGCAGGAGGCGAAGCCTCAGCCAGTACTAATCCCCGAGCCAAAGCCAAGGGCGAAGAAAAAGGCAAAGAAAGGCTCAGACAACTCACTACAACTTGATTTATTTGAAGGAATGTAATATGAAACCACGCAACAAGATAGAACAAGAGGTTGTTAACCTCTCACACAAGTTAGGCGAGATAGGCAAGCGTGACAACGCTCGCCTACTCCGCAACACATACGGCTCTTGTAAGTACGAGGATATGTACAACCGTTGCTATGCCGTTATCAACCAGTCCTACAAAGGTTGGCAGGTACTTCGCTACTTCCGTATCGACCGTCACGGCAAGCGTGATATATCCGACTGCACTTGGGAAGTCTTCCAACTTTGGAACAAGGTAGGCGAAAAGCAGATACTTATAGCACGTCAGCGAGCTTTCCATTATTACGTAGACACTTTTCTCCTTTCCTCTCCAATGGAGATACGTCAAAACCCACAATACAGCAAATCATGGCTGCACTTCACCGACGTAGGCTTTTCCTACATGTACGACAAGTCCGTTAATGGCACATACAAGTATTGCGACAGTCTTATACCTACCAACGAGCGCAAGCAATGGTATCGTTTCCTGTCCGTAGACAAGTTTGCCGAGACTATCCTTAAGCAGCGTCACGAACTTGCCGAGTACATGCTTACCAACAACATACTTGACAAGGAATACATGCAAGCCATACGCATTATGTTCCGTCACAACTATGTGCCGATGAACGAGGGACACACGGCATACAATCTCTACTTCGATATGCTCCAAAACATGAAGTATATTGGTTGCGACCTCAGCAACCCACACTTTGTGTGTCCAGAGAATCTGCTTCACACTCACGATTGGGCTATGCAAGCAGCCACGGCACTTAGAGACAAGGAAGAGTCAGCAGCCGACAGGGTTGCAGAGCTAAACCGCATCAAGCAGGATATTGCCTGTGACGAGGAATACGTCAAGGCTCACAGCTGTTTCTTCGGCATGAACATTAGCGACGACCTAATCTCATGCCATGTGCTACAGTCCGTGCAGGAGTTTTACGAGGAAGGCACAGCCATGCACCATTGTGTATACGCCAACAAGTACTATCAGAAGCCCAACTCGCTCATTCTTTCCGCACGTATCGACAACAAGCGTATTGAGACTGTGGAAGTAGACCTCAGAGAAATGAAAGTCGTGCAATGCTATGGAGCATGTGACAAGTACACTATCTACCACGACCGTATTGTTAATCTCGTTAACGGCAGCATGAACACTATAAAACAGTATATGAACAATAATAAACAATTAGCAGTTTAGATTATGGACAAAATTAAATCAGTTGAGGCTCCCGACCTTGGGAGCAGTTTGGTACTGTATGATTCTACAGACAAGAACCGTATGACTTCGCTTGAGATAGCGGAGATTACAGGTAAGCAACACGCTCACGTTATGCGAGATATACGCAAGCTGTTGGAGCAAGGAGTATCAGAATCCAATTTTGGATTGTCATCCCGAAAGCAGTTACAACCCAAAGGCGGTTATAAGGAAATTAACTTTTACTCCCTCACTCCCAAAGGTTGCCTTATCCTTGCAAGCGGTTACGACGCACTCCTTCGGGAGCGCATCATCAACCGTCTTGAGCAACTTGAGAAGAGCATGACCGTGCAGCCATCCTACCAAATCGAAGACCCCATTGCCCGAGCCGAAGCATGGATAGCCGAGCAGAAGGAGAAGAAGATGTTGGAAGAGAAGACCGCCCAGCAGACAATCCTTATCGAGGAGAAGAATACAGAGATAATTGAGCTATCTACAGCCATTTCCGAAATGCAGCCAAAGGTTAGCTATGTAGACACCATCCTGCAATGCAAGGACACAATCCACGTCACGGCAATAGCGCAGGACTATGGTCAGTCTGCCAAGGCGTTCAACATTCTGCTAAGGAATTACGGCATTCAGCACAAGGTAGGCTCACAATGGATACTCTATGCCAAATACTTGCCTTGCGGTTATGTGCAGTCGGAAACTTATACCTACACCCACAAGAACGGCTCTAAAGGCGCACGTTCCAACGTGAAGTGGACACAGAAAGGGAGACTTTTCCTGTATAACATTCTAAAGGAGCATGGAGTACTTCCATTAATAGAACAACCCGAAACGAATAACACATCAAAGCAACAAACATTATGAAAAAGCAGAAATTCACATTCTACTTCCCCTTGTCGGGAGAGACAATCACAAAAGAGTTTAATCTACTTGCAGTAAAGGACGCAACAGTAAAGTATCTCCGCAAGCAGTCAGAAGTACGTGGAGATATTTGTCTTGTCTCTGACGAGAAAGGCGAAATCGTAGCAATGGCGCACATCGACGATAACATGAAGGTCAAGTTCTTCACTGAGGATGATTCAGTCTCGGACATCAAGGCTATCGGGGATATTTCCCCCGAAACCAATGAATAACCGTAGATTTTCATTAACTTTGCAAAACAGAAAGGAGGAATCCACGATGAACGCAAAAGAATGGTGCATAGTGATAGTATTTGTATTAGCTTTGATACTTGCCTGCTAAACAGACATAACAACCAAAGGGCGAGTCAGCACACGTATGACTCGCCTGTTTTTATTTCATCATTAAAACAAGAAGTCTTATGAAATCAATAATAGTAATTTACGACGACCTATTCGAACTCGACCGCACGGAAGTAGCATACCAAGGTGAGACGCAGCTAAAGTCTATCATTAAGTCGCTCATGGCGGACTATCCCGAGAGCGAGAGGGCAGAGGTCTACAACAAGATAACGCAGTCGCTTGTTTTTGCTTACAGGCGAGATAGCAAAGGCAACATTCAGGAGATAGAGCGATATGTGCCAAAACGACCATCCGTAAAACGCAAGGCAGCAGCCATGTCGCCCGACCCCAAATTTCCCAAGCGCATGACCTTTTGGATGAACGATGCAGTATACGAACGTCTTGACAACGTGAGAGGACACAGAGCGTCATTCGTGCGTAAGGCAGTCGAGGAGAAGCTTGAGAGAGAAGGCGACCCCCTGCCTCACGACCTACACGCCAAGGCAGAAGGACACCCCGACCGCCGTTACCACCGGATGTTTAAAAATTTACCACAAAGCTTGCGCACATACGACGCACACTCCACCTACCGCTCGCCACTCACCATTGTCAAGACTCCCGAAAATCTCTGGCATGTGTCCTATGGAGAATACACTACCCAACAAGGCGCACCATCCACCGAGAATAAAGACCTGCTCTCGGCTCTCGAATGGCTCGACATGTGGATTAAGAAATACGGCAACAAATGGATTGTCGGAAAAGTGATAGAGGATGAGGAGAAATAATCTCCCCATCCTTTTTATCTTTTTAATAGATATATATCAAGAAAACGTGCATTTGTTTATAAATTCTTTGCAAACTCTTTCACTTTGTCAGTATTTTTACTAATTTTACGTTTTTATAAAACAATAGGCTTATGAAAGAGTTATCTAAACAAACAACAGCAGGGGTGAGCATAATACTCAACCGTTCAATTTTCTTCTTCTACGAGAAGTCTCTAAGATACGTGCCTTTCCTCATTATGCTATGTCACTGGTATGGAGTATACAGCTTTCATGACAGTCCGCGCGAGATACTTATCGACATACGCGAGAACGAGGAATGCATCGCCTATCTCTATTTTATGGTCTACATCTTCCCCGTAGTCTTCATGCTCCCTGCAAGTCACTTCTTCAGACTATGTTGGATATGGCGTATACCGTTCGTTTACTTCATTGGCACAAATGCAATACGGCTATATTACGGCTCCTGTCTCATAACCAACGAAATGTACGATGCCGACTTCATCCTCATAATCATGACATTAGCTCTGTATGTCTGTGCCTTCGTGCAGGTGATATGCCGCATCTTTCGACACAACAGAACGTCTAACACTAAAACCAAATAACTATGAATGTACGCAACTTACTTGCTGACGCTTTCGATAGCGCAGCATTCCGCATCCGCAATAACACATGCGGGATGACCGACGAGGAAATGGAGTCTGCTCTCCACAAAATGCTCTACCTCCTCGACTCCGACCACCATTTCAAGGAAGACAATGCACGTGCAACCATCGCGCGAATGTATTACTTCGTTGACGACACGCACAAATGCTATGCTCCGTTCTTTGCATACGAGGAGATAAAGTCAGCTTACGACAAAATGCAGCCAACCCTGCCCGACGATTATAATTTTTGGGACTTTTGTGTGACTGTCAATCTCATGTACTCAAACCATATCGAGACACTCCGCTCATGGTTCCGCGACCGCACACGGCTGCTACAGAAGTCGTGTGAGCTGGCACGCAGCTTTCTCCTTGACGAGGATACCGACCATCCAACAGACAAGATTTGGTGGTATGTGAACTCTTAAACGAAAAAGCGGATGGAGTAGGGGTTTTGCTTCCCTCTCCATCCGCTTTTTGTTATTCATCCTGCTTGCTTTGCTTGTACTGCTTGCACTTGTTGCGCAGCCATGACTCCAAGTTCTGTTGCTCCTCCATCAGTCGCTTCTTGCTTTCGAAGCTCAAGAAACTTAGTTCTTTTGCGTATACGTTATTAGTGTATTTATTACGCACAATTAGGTGAGGATATACTTTGTACACGTATTTGTCGGGCAATTGGATTAAGCCGAACAGCTTTCTTCGCGAGTAATGGGATATATATCCCGCCAGAAAGGCCTCCTCTACCTCCTCGCTGCAAATCTCCATCCCTTTTTCTGCTTCCAACATCATGTTGCTAACAGAAACCTCTGTTCTGTAGATAATTCTTTTCTCCATAGATTGCTTATTACTTGTCCATGTCCATCTGTTTCATTCTCTCCTTGCGTTTACGCTCTAACTCTTCTCTCTGCTTCTGTATTTTATTTATACGGATTTCAAGAGGGTTGGCTGTTCCGAACAGCTTTTTGAGTCTACGCTTCTTGTAGCTCTCTGCCCACCATAAGAACAAATATGCAGCGATATTGATAACTGCAAACAGGAGAATCGGTATGAGCACTACCCACCACGACCAGTTAATCACTCCGCAGATTTTCAACACGATAAAGGCAAGCTGCAATGCTGCCATGAAAAAATCTAAAATGTTAATCTTCATATTATTTGTTTTTTAATGTTGTACTTTATTATTTACTGTTATTGACATTGCCATGTGTCCTACGACATCTACGTGTTCTTGGAGGTTGACGATATGCTTCTTCCATTGTTTCTGTCTCGGACACATGTTTCCTTTCGTCAGCCTTGAACATATTTTTCACGAACCGACGCAGACTCCTTCTGGTTAAAATTGTTGGTTTCTTTCTCTTTTTCTCTCGTATTCTTATAAAGTAATAATTAATACTACCGTCGCGATACCGATAACCATATCCACTTCTAAAAGCAAAATACGTCCTCGACAGTTTCACACGCCTTTTGTTTATACGATAGGCTTCAGATAATACCTTCTTAAGCTTTTTCTTTGCAATACGTATTTTCATACCGTTTCCATTTTATAATATTAAACATTGAGGAGCGGAAGTAAGTCCTATAAGGAACAAACTCCCTCTTCCTCTTTTCCTCTTCCATGCGCCTTTGGCAGAGCACGGTAAGCTCACGACTCGCTTCCCGGTCTAACAGATTGCCGTTATAGACTCTCCATCTTACTGGATATTGAGAAATCAGCCTTCCCATTACTGCCCCCTTCCTTACTGCTTTGTCGGGCTTTTACTCGTTCCAACATCTTGTGTAGTCTGTTTCTTTTTATCTCCATCAGCTTTTCCTCAACAGCACTCGACAGTTTCTGTGTATATTGAGGCAGCCGTCGCAAAGCTGCATTCAAGCGTTGGTCTAACTTCCAAACTGCTGAGGGAACGTCTCCCATCCGAGAACCATAGTAGTTCCAATGGCTTGTCCAATACGGATGATACTTATATCTACTGTGAGTGTCGCAATTCCTACAATAGAAACAATAAGTACCACTCGCCTTAATTATCTTCTTTGCTAATCTTGCTTTCATATGCTATTCTTTTTTAATGTTCAATTTTTTCTGCCATTCTTGGTCATGAATGGAGCCTACAACCTCTACATCGCCTTCATAATCGTTGACAACGACCCCATATAACGACCATGTGCTTGTGTTGGCATACAACACATCGAAGCAGTAACCTCGAACACCACCAACAACATGACCAATAACTTTGTCATTGTGGGCGAGGATGTCGCCGTCATAAATCTCCTTGCCGTTCTTGTCTGTTAATCCTGTGAATTGACTGACGGTCTCGGGGTCTACACTATAGTAATTGAATACCTTGTCGTGGTCGTGCTCGAATATCCTTGCCGTTCCATCGGGGAACGTAAGGAGCGAGCCACACGCTGTTTTGCCTTTAAACTCTGGACTGATACATTTGCCCTTGAATTTGATTGTTCTGTTGCTCATGATTATTCCTCCTTTAAACCGAAGAGAGTGCCGTCGGGAAATGTGTAGTAATTCATAAGTTTAAAAAAATCCCATCCCGTATTACCGTTGATAGACATTTCACCTGAATCGTCATAAACTTTCGTAATCATAACGTAAGCCCCATTTTCTTTGTCTTTTATCCATCCAAATGGTTGATGCTTCAACATCTCCTGCCAACACTCTTCTGTATTAGCGAATGGGCGATACTTTTGTACTGGCTTAATGCGATACTCTCCACTATCCCAATCCCATAAAGGATTTACTGCTACACACCAACGTCCCATACAATCCTTGAATTCTATCAGTTTGCCATCGACGAATGCTTGCATTATTTTGATGCGTTCTGCTGTCTTTTTTCTGTCCATTGTTAGTCCTCCAATTCTTTAAGAAAAATATATACATCTGTAAATGTAAAGTTTTTCAGTTCTTTATATCTATTTACTATCTTTTCTACAAGATACCATTTGTTTTTAATGATAACTTCCTCACCTATACGAGGAATATTATTGTAACGGCATGTTTCATATTCCAATATGGAATTTTCCTCATCCTCTTTTTTATAAAAGAATACATTCATAATAATCCCTTCAATTTTAAAGTCATTTCCTCAACCAAGTTTTCAACTTCTCCCCAGTCGTGAGGATCAAATCCTTCATTAAATAAAGCCCTCTCAGCTATTTTGTGTATTCGGTTTAAGAGATTAAGAAAATCTTCTTTGTCTATTTCTACTTTGCTCATTGTTAGTCCTCCTTTTTTATCCATCCTTGTTCTACACAATAGTCATAAGCCTTTTGTATTGCCTCGGTAGGAGTATTTTCTTCTTTAACAGGGAAATAATAATTATCACCATCCGACCAATAAAGCTGCCATTTACTGTCGCAAAGACATAAGAAGGGTGTATACTCTCCTTTATCACTCATTCTTACTACACAATCATCAGGGTTGATGTCAATAGTTGGTAGTGACATGAGTATTTTGTCAATTATATTCTCCATGTTTGTTTTGTTTATCTCTCCCTGCTGTCACCAGGGAGAGGATGGTTAGTTACTCTGTTAGTTGCAAGTCGTACCTTCATTTTTTAAGTCATCAATTCTTCTAATTAAGATATTGAGGTACTTTTCCATAGCTTCAAGTTGCTCTGTCATTCTTACAAACTGAAAACTTCCAACTTTCATTTGTGCATCTTCTACAGACAAGAACTTACGTAACTTATCAACCTTTTCTGTCAGTTCATGTTGCTCTATAGATAGTCTATCCAAGAATGTTTCGGCTGGCTTGTAGGCTTCCTCAAACACACTCTTAGGAGACCAAGACCTATATCCATCCTTGTACTCTACCAAGTAGCCATCTTCTTCAACGGTTGTAGGCTTTATTTCTCTACCAAGCATTTTCTGTGCTTTTGTCATTGTCATAGGCATAGCCTTTACAATCTTAGTACCAATGTACTGTTTCATTTCTTTGTTCATAGTTGTATTTGTTATGTTGTTAATATTTTCTTTTGTTCTCCTTTGCAAGTCTTCTTTCGTATGCTCTACGCTGTTGACGTGTCATTTGAGCATAGTCGAAGGTACTGCTTGGTTGAGGAGTTTGTGGAGGTTCTGGTACAACTGCTTCTTGGCTGTATAGACGCTCTTGGAATTTCTCGAACTGCTCAATTGAAATAATATGCTGTTCTGCGTATTCGTTTCTAAGCTGCTTTACTCTTTCTAAACCCATAGCTTGTTATTTTATTAATTCGAACTCATAGACGAAGACGTAAGGGTTAGATTTCCATGTGCCCTTACCACAGATTTTGTCAATGAGCAGGGAGTATGGTTTTTTGGCTGTCCCATAGGTGGCAGATTCATCTGTGATGCTGTAAAAATGCGCCTTGTTTATTCTGCTCTCAAAATCCACGATACCCTCAGCCAAACAATCCTCTTCGCTGATGTCTTGCAGGCGCTCGATACGAATGTTGGTGATGCGGATGCGGTGGGGCATAAGGTTTGCTTTAACGAACATTTTGTTTTTGCAACCTTTCTCGTATTTAATACACTCTAATGGTATCCCATGAATGCCACAAAGGCGATAGAACTCATCATTGCTTACAAGGTCTATGTATCTTTGCGCAATAGCTACATTTTCTCCAACCTTGTATAGTGAATGTTCCAAGGCGTAATCAAGCATTTCTTTCAGTTCTTCACCCTCTGCTTTATAAAGTCGGTCTTTACAATATTCCTTCCAATCAGCAATAGATTCTTTTGTCCAGCCTTCGTACGTGTTCAAACGCTCGAAAAACATTGTAGGATTCAGAATACGCCTTGTCTGCGTCTTATGACCTTTAAGTACCTCTTGTGTGAGGAGGTACTTGTCGTTGAACATGATTTTCTTCATCTTTTTTAAATCTTTAAGTTTGCGTCCTTGCCCAGTGCCCAAAGTATATGCTGTAGCTCGTGGACGTTATTTGCAGTATTAAGTTTTACATAAAGTCCATCAGTAGTGCGTTTTAAGAAAACTCTTATACCATTTTCATATCCAAACTCTACTGACAAATACATGTATTTACTAATCATCATAAAGTACCATCCTTCTGTTCTCTTCTTCCACCCGTTCTTTTTGAGGATTTCGGGGGTAAGGGGGATGGGGTCGATATTGCGACACAATACTCCCCACGGCCATCTGTCGTCTGAAATGGGTTTAAGACCAATACTGCCTTCATTTTCTTTGTATAGGGGTGTGGAACGTACTTCTGATACTTTTCCTATAGTACCTTGTTCTAATGAGCAGTTCTCGTTAACGATTACAAGGTCGCCTATTCTTAGGTCTTTCGCTTTAATCATTTGTCACCTCCTTTCGGTAGCAGGTCGGCGAGGTAGCACCACTTGTCGAAGTTTCCGAACTCCTTCCAAGCAATACGTAGACATTCATCAATTTCCTCTTGCGTATACCCTGTTTTTTTACCCGTCTCGATGGCTTCGCGAAGAACTTCTTTCCAGTTGGTAGCGATGGCAAGATTTTCGCCATTAAGAACACCTTGTACTATAATTAAACCTTCCTGTGTAGGCTCTTCGCTTTTGTCGTGCCAAATGGCTTCCTTGTACCATTCAATACCATCTTTAAACGATGCGCGACACGCCTCTTCCCTATCCAAGGTGCTACGGCACGGATTGTATTTGTCAGCATTTTGAATTGCTGCTTCTGTGATTTTCTTTTCGTCTATCATATTATTTTTCTCTGATTTGCTGGTAATATTTAACGAATATCTCTTCCGTGGCCCACCCGCTGCTTTGAGTGCAATAGTAAGTCTCGGGCTTGCCTGATGCCAAGCCGCTCTTGTCGCGAGGGGTTTTGACGGTCTTGTATATCGTCGGAACGATGTCGGTGGACTGGTATGCCGTGACGTATTCGTCCTCGTAGGCTATGTGTGCGGTCTCACGGAACTTGACGTTTTTGAGAGAGAAGGGGCAGCTCATTTGTTGCCTCCTTCCGTGTATGAGTCTGTTGTGCCAAGGAGGTGTTCGTTGCCTTCGTAGGGGATGCACTGATTATAACAAGATTTTAAGCAGTAATATTTATAGCAAAAATCCTTATTATAATGAGAGAAGAAATTTATTTTCCATTCTTGTTCGTTATTATCCCTCACCAATACCTTATCAAACGATTTGAACGGACATTCGGGCTTTACTGGCTCTACTTGCAATATGTCGGGATTATACTTGCCACCGAAGTACTTCTCCATGTCGGAGATGAACTTGTCACGTTGTTCGTCGCTTGCCTTGTCAAAACAATCTATAGAAATGACCCTTTTGTCTCTTTTTGCAAATCCACCTTTTTTTAATTGAAAAACAGAAGCTTTGAAAGAGGTGTAAGACTCGTCTGCCCATTCTTCGACAAGAACTCCACAACCATAGAAGGAATCTATTGCCACGTCTCCAGGCTTGAGGAATCTGCTCCAATCTCGCATTTCACGGGATGGGAAAAGGAGGCATTCTGCATCGTAATAACCAACATAATGATACCCTTCGCTTGTAAAGGTATAATAATCATATGTTTTGCCCTTACTGATTCTGACTTTTATAGGAATATTATTTTCACTAACTGAAAAAAGTTCAACATTTCCGAATAGCGGCGAATAAAGTTTCATCCCCATTGGGCAGTCCTTCAATATCTCCGCAATATTTATATCCTTATTATACATTGTCTTGTTGTTTTATTTAGTTATTACTATATCCAAATCTCACTCATTACCTCGTTCACAGCCTTCTTCACTTCATCCCTACAACACAGCAGGTTGGGATGCAGCTTTATCTTGGCCACGCCTTGCAGAGCAATTTTAGCTTCTTCATAGCTAAGCTTGTCGTAAGAGGTTTTCCTTCTCTTTTCCAGGTATTCCTCGATTTCATCAACGCTCATGTCGTCGAGTATCTCTTCCCAATACTCACCAGCGTCAAATTCAAATTCCACTTCATGACTTATTGTTACCATAATATTCTCCTTTCATTTCTTCATTATTATTGTTATTTTCTTAGCGACTTCCCCCTAAACACGATTTTCTTCGTTATCGCCCTCAGTCTGTCCACGGTTCTGTCACCATATTTCTCCATCATTTTTTCCTGTGAACAGTTGGTAGAAAATATCAGCAAATTGCCTTTCTTCTCTGCCTCGTCCACAATGTCGGGGAATCTAAGATTCCTGTTGCCATAGCTCACGTCCACCGATTCCTTCCCCACATCATCTATATATATAATGTGTTTCTTTACGATTTCGTCAAACTTGCTGTTCAAGTCTTTCGCATCGTATAGAGTGATAATCTGGCGAGGAAAGTGATAGAAGTTGAACAGCACGGGCAGAATCTTCGCCCCTATCAGCGTCTTGCCACGTCCACACTCACCGCAAAGCCACAATCCACGCCCCTTGTTGTCCGTCAGCCATTCCGCCACACCGTCATACTCTGGCTGCCACACGGCACTCTCGCCACAGTAATAGCGCAGACCGCTCATGAGCAGAGCCTTTGCATTTTCGATGTGTATGTCCACCTTTTTGGGGGTGCCGAAGAAGCCCGTGCCTTGCAGCGACTTCTCATATTCCTCCCACACGGTTTTTATGTCTTTTCCTACCATGTCTCTTCGTCTTTAAATCCATCCTCCTCCTGCTTGTACACCATGCCGATGTCCAACTGTTGTGGATGCCGTGATTGTTTACGTTCGTTCTCGTTCCTCTTCCAAGTAGCCAACCTTCGTGCTATCTCAAACGTCTTCTGCTTCTCCCAGTGCATCTTCGTGCCACCCTCGTTAACCTGTGCCCAGTAGTTGTAGAAGTCCCTAAGCATTTCCTTTGAGTAGCCCTTTTCAAGGAATGGAGTCAAAGCCTCCGCAAAAGCCTTCCTCCTTTCCGCTAAAGTCTTGCCCTTTCCCGGCTTGACAACCTTATATCCCAAGCTT